ATTGATCCGAGAGGCGCCGAACAGGGGCTGGATCGTGTCAATCACAGCGTGGATAGAACCGACGCGAGGCTTGACAGGTTAAAGCACAAAGCCGGCGGCGTCGCGAGAAGTATTGCCATGCAGGTAGCAGGGCCGCTTCTTGCGGCCTTTTCCGTCGGCAAGATGGTGCAGGGCTATATCTCCGATGTCGCGCAGGTGGCGGAGCAGACCGGGGCATACAATAAAAAGCTTGAAGAGGAGCGGCTAAAAAAGGCTCAGCTGCAGAGAGTTACAAAAGAGGATATCGAACTTTACAAACGCGGACGCGAGGCGTTTGTAAAGTTTCAGATAGCTATGTCGGACTTCAGCGCGAAGCTTATGCGCACGCTGATGCCTTTTGTCAAAGACCTGCTAGACAAGCTAAATCGTTTTACCGACTGGATAAGTCATAACTCAAACAACATCATCAGGTTCCTGACCATTCTCGCGTCTACCATCACGCTCGCGCTTATCCCGGCGGTAGCCAGATTTACGGCGGCGCTCCTTAAAAATCCCCTTGTGTGGGTTGCAGGACTCGTGCTCGCGCTCGCCCTCGCGATAGATGATCTTGTTGTCTACCTGAAAGGCGGCAGGAGTGAGTTTGACGCGTTCTGGAAATGGCTCGGCTTCACGAAGGGCGACACCGAGACGCTCACGAAGGCCATAAACTGGCTCAAGACCTCCGGCGTTGACCTGCTCAAGACGATAGGCAAGGTTACTGCCGCCTTTGTCGCCATGCGCGCCGTCGCGTCTGTCCTGATGATAGTGCAGAAAGCGTGGAACGCCCTGTCGCTCTCAATCCTGGCAAATCCGATAATCCTCGCTATCGGCCTGCTGATAGCAGCAGGCTGGATGCTCTATAAAAACTGGGATGGCGTCTGCGAGGGGATTGCGGCGCTCCTTGAGACTCTGACAAACGGGTGGCAGAAGGCGGTAGACTGGACTGCAGACCTTTTTCAGAGTATTGACGACGGCGCGCACGCACTTGTGACCGACGCGGGAGAGGTGTGGGATGGGCTTGTAAATCGCGTTTCTCATGCTTTCGGGCTGATGGGCAATATCCTGTCCGCGTTCCATGATGCCGCGTCTGAAAAGATGGCCGCCGCCGGAAATGCCATCGGCGCCGCCTTTGCCGCTGTAAGCGATTTTGTATCAGGCACGTGGCAGGGCATGAAAGAAGGCGCCTCGGCGCTTGTTGATGATATCGAGGGTGCATTCAGCGGGCTGACGCAGTGGCTCTCCAATCTTTGGGGGAAAATCACCGGAATCTTTGACAGGGCGCTCGGCAAAATCAAGAGCGGCATCACATCTGTAACCGATGCGCTTGGCCTGACTCATACGCCCGAGACGCCTTCCGGCCTGATGACGCCCGAAGAGATGAAGCGGCAGAAAGAAATCATCATTGAGACAAAAAAGTCAAAGACCGGCTCCTACGATACGGATGATTACCTGATGCAGCATCCTGCACGCAGACCGGGAGAGCGCAATGTAACAAAAGGCACGCTCAAGACTGCCGATAAAGTCAAGGCCCTGCAGGAGCAGATGACTGCATTCAGCGTCGGAATGCAGAAGGCCGCCGGGGTGAAAGCGGCGCCTGTAAACTCTGGCAGTGTATCCAACGTGCGCAATACGACTCAGAAATCTACCATCAATAACGACAACCGCCGGCAGGAAGTCAATATAACTGTCAACGGCAATGCGGATCAAAGAACTGTAGGGCAGATAAAAGACGGCGTTACGGGCGTCTTTGCCCAGGGCGCCGCATCGCCCGTGATGGGATAAGGAGGAGAAGCCATGCTATCAGAAATCGGCGGCGCTATAGGGCAGTATCAGACCAACATGGCCTCCTACGATGGCTTTTTCGCGCCGGAGGAGTCCGGCTGGTCAATTTGTCTGTCCGAGGATCTTTCAGATGCGATAGACTTCACGCATTTCATGAACATGGATATCACCGGAGAGTACAAGATCACGCAGTCTCCGGTGGAGAACGGCTCCTTCGTCTCATACAATAAGACTACAAGCCCGGTTACTATCGGGTTGCAGGTAGCCATCAAGGGCACGCATGACGAGATCATGAGCGCTCTGACAAGGCTCGAGGTCATATCCGAGGGCACTGACCTGATAACCATTATCACGCCTGACAATGTCTACTCAGATTTTAATATCGTTAAATTTCAGTACTCACGCAAGGTTGAAGACGGGATTGACATCATCTACTGCGATATCGGCTTTGAGGAAGTGCGGCAGGTTGAAAGCCAGTATACCAATACAAAGGTGCCGAAGACTCAGCCGCGCGGCAGGCAGCAGGCCCAGGAGACAAAAGCGTCGGACAAGAAAGAAAACGGGCCTCAGTCCTTTGCTAACATGATTTTCGGGTGATATATGATCGAGATACCTCTCACGCCCTATCCTGACCAGGAGCTGCAGATTGACCTCGACGGGCAGGCGTGCACTATAAGAGTCTTTGAGCGCGCAGGATTTATGTATATGGATCTGACCGTCAGGCGCACAAAGATCTTAAAAGGCGCTCTCTGCCAGCCGACAACGCCGATAATTCCTAAAACGGTCAGGGGCTTTTCCGGGCAGTTTTATGTTATAGATGACGCGGCGGCCACTGCAGGCTCCCAGGAGTCTCCGGCCTTTTCGGAATGGGGCACGAGGTATAAATTATACTGGCTCCCTGATGACGAACTCGCGGAGATGAAAGCGCTTTGGGAGGCTCAGAATGGCGGATCTTAATACCTCTTTCTTTGAACGCCGCCTGAAAATGGTCATCCAGCTGTATAAAGGAGAATTTGAGGACGGCTCCAACACAAAAGAGATAACCGATTTGGCAATGACCTGTCAGATCCAAAAGTTAGCCCTGCCGGAAGGCGGCAAGGCATCCGCGGAGATTACCGGCCTGCCGCTCTCGGATATGGAACAGCTTACCACACTTGCCTTTGATCCTTTATACGTTAAAAACAATCAGATCACGATCTACGCCGGAGACTGGGGCGGCGTCAGTGAGGTATTCAGCGGTACTATCACAAAGGCGGGCGCCGATTTCAACGCGTCTCCTGACGTTAAATTCAAAATTGAAGCCGCCGTAGGCTATTTCGGGCGCATGACGGCTCAGGGGCCTACTGCCATACATGGCTCGCAGGACGCATCGGCTTTTATCAAGGGGCAGTGCGAAAAGGCAGGGTTCAAGTTTGTAAATCAGGGCATAAGCTCTAAAATTTCCGATTGCGTTTTCCAGGGCAGCCCGATCCAGCAGGCGCAGGCGTGCGCATCGCAGATAGGCGCGGAACTGATACTCGATGACGGCTCGGCGGTGCTCATGCAGTCAGGCGCCGGACGCGAGGGCAACACGGTAGTGCTCAGCGCCACTACAGGCCTGCTCGGATATCCCGCCATCACACAAAATGGCGTTGAGTGCAAGGCGATTTTCAATCCTGATTTCCGCTTTGGCGGATTGATACAGCTCGATACCGTTGTGCCAAAGGCCTCCGGCACGTGGAAAATAGTCAAGCTGACGCACAAACTTTCAGCCAACATGCCCGGAGACGGCTCCTGGGAGAGTCAGATAACCGGCTATTATCCCAACAAGGATCCGGGCAAAAACGGGAAGTACTCATAATGGCACAGATTGATGATTACACAAAACGCGGCTTAAATACTCCGTACACTGATACGGGGGCGTACAACGCGCTTGATTTTGCCATGTCGCAGAAACTGCAAAATGAGGTGCAGACTGCATATATAGGAAGGATTGACAGCTGCTCGGGCAAAGGCTCCGGGAGCGGCTCCGGCACCGTCTCGGCTACTCAGCTGACGGCGCAGGCTGACGCGTCAGGCAAATCCCTCCCCATGCCCTCTATGACCAAACTGCCGTACAGCAGAACGCAGGCCGGCATAGCGGCTCTGATAATCGAGCCGGTGCCGGGGGATATCGGCGTATTCACCTGCTGCAAGCAGGACATATCGGGTATAAAGCAGGGCACTGCTCAGCCGGTGCCTGCAGGCTCCTACCGCCAGTTCAGCCAGTCAGACTCCGTCATGGTCGGCGCGATCCATACCAAAACGCCGGAAGTGTGGATAGAGATAAAGCAGAATAAGACTATCGTTATCCATGCCCCCGAAGGCTGTAAAATAGAGACTGACAGCGAGGTGGAGATCAAGGCCTCGCGGGCGGTAAAAGTTACGGCGCCGAAGGTGGAGATAACCGGGCAGGTGACCATCAACGGCACTCTGACCGTTTCGGGCGATATGTCCGCAGGCGGCAAGTCTTATCTCTCTCACACTCACAAAGGCGACAGCGGCGGCACAACCAGCACGCCGCTATAGGAGGATATATGGCATACGGGCATAGCCTGCTGCTTGACGCGGAGTGGGATATACAGCTTGATGCGTCAGGCAACATCGCGGTAACGACAGGCGATTACGCGGTAGCGCAGAATGTATCCAACGCAGTCAGATTGTTTACCAATGACGCGTATTACGATCCTGACCGTGGAATACCGCATTTTACCATCACCCTGGGGCGCAAGCCGTCTATGAGCGTGTTCCGGGCTGTCGTGCGTAAAGCGGCTCTCGGCGTTGACGGCGTAAAGGCCGCTGATGTAAAGGATATCCAGTTGGTGCGGACGGATACATCAAGCCCGGCAGGAGACGCTATCACGCCCCGCACGCTTACGGGCGATATCAGACTGACTATGGAGGACGGAGAGACCTATGGCATTAGCATTTGATCCTCAGACCGGATTTTCCGCCGACGATGTGGCGAGCGTCAGGGCGGCAGTGGCTCAAGCGTGGAAGCAGGCCTTCAAGTCTGACGGCACCGCCGAGTTAAACACCGAGCCGGAGACGCCGGCGGGGCAGATTATCGACTCGCAGACGGCAAGCATCACACAGAAGGACAGTGAGCTGCTGTACCTCGCGAATATGCTCAACCCCTTAAAAGCCACGGGCATTTTCCAGGACGCGATCGCCGAGATTTACTTCCTGCAGAGGAAGCCCGCCATACCGTCAAGCGCGGTCATAAAGTGCACCGGCCTGCCCGGCACGGTCATACCTGTATCCGCTCAGGTCATGAGCACCGCGGACGACACGGTATGGCAGAACACCGAGGCTGTAACCATCGGGTCTGATGGCACATGCGAGTGCGTCTTCGAGTGCCAGTCCTCCGGCCTCATCTCCGCCGCCGCCGGAACGCTCTCGCGCATCAACACGATGGTGGCAGGCTGGGACACCGCAAACAACAAGTCCGCCGCTACTGTCGGGCAGAACGCCGAGACGCAGGGCGCCTTCGAGGCGCGCCGCTACGCGTCTGTCGGGCTGAACTCACGCGGCACCATCGCGGCGGTTTACGCGCGTGTCGCCAACTGCGCGAACGTGGTCTCCTGCATCGTCAGGGAGAACAAGACCAACGAGCCGATTGAGATTGACAGCTATTTCCTCAGAGCGCACAGCATCTTTGTGAGCGTTGTCGGCGGCAGTGATGAGGATATCGCGGAAGCCATCTACAACTCGTGCTCAGCAGGCTGCGACTACAACGGAAACACGACCGTCAGCGTAACGGACAGCGCGACAAAGGCCGTTGAAAGCGTAACTTTCTACCGTCCTGACGAGTACGATGTATACGTAAAGGTCACGCTGGCTGGCAGGGACAGCCTGCCCGATGAGTACGAAAAGACCGTAAAATCTGCCGTTTACAACAACTTTTACGGCGAGAGCACTGCGACTATCGGCGGAGATCCTATCCTCAGAGTGGCTCCGGGCGATACAGTTTTGGCGTCTAGGTTTATCCCCTCCGTCCTCGACTCCGGCATCTCGCAGGTAGTAAAGATCCAGGTGTCGGCTGACGGGCAGTCATGGAGCGAGACCGCCTACATGCCCATCACCGGCAATCCCTCGCTGACCTCAGACCGCATCACAGTCGAGGTGGTGTAATGAAAGACTTCACATCTTTTGACACATGGGATATCGCCGAGACGGTTCAGTCTCAGTATGCGACTTCAAAGCGTATGCACGCGGTCATAGACGCCTTCTGGCAGGCAATCAATCCCAAAGCCGACATCGATTTGCTGTATAAAAAGCTGGTCAATCCGCGCTCCGCCGAGGGCTATGGCCTTGACGTGTGGGGGCGCATCGTCGCCATCGGCAGGTCGTACCTGTCGGTAGAGGACACAAATCCTTACTTCGGCTTTGATCCTCCCGCGGGCGTCAAAAATGACCGCCTGGGCACTTTCAATGTGACACCTTTCTATAAAAAGATACTCGGCAAGGTCAGGCTGACGGATCCGATGTACAGGACGTATGTCTTCCTCAAGGCGCTTATCAACATCAGCGACAGCAGTCTTGCCAGCTTGAACCGGATGATGAAAATGCTCTTTCCTGACGCTGACGTTCAGGTCCTGCACACGGGCACTATGGTACTCCGTATCCTCATACTCTCCCCGCTCTCGGAGTCCGACAAGGCCTCGCTCGACAACCTGCCGTGGCTCCCGGCAGGTGTGGGTTTGGAAATGTATCAGGTCATAACGCCGACATTCGGCTTTGCCGGGGCGCCGGAGCTGCAGAATTTTGACAACGGAACCTTCGCGACTTATGGAATAACAAAACTCTAGGAGATCTTATGGCAATATTTACCGAGCCGAAAAAATGGGGCGTTATCCCCGGAAGCGCCGCTGATGTCGGCGAGATCCAGGAAGAGGGCAGTACACTCTATCCGTCGATAGCAGACTTATGGCCTGCTATCTATCAGCTGGCGCTCAGCAAAGGCGGCAAGGCGCCGGAGCGCACCGGCTTTAACGCGTTTCTCAAGATGATCATGGAGCGGCTGTACTTCATCGAGCGCGGCGGCATGTGGTCATATGACGCGACTGCGGACTATCCGGCAGGAGCGGTAGTAGGCTATTCCGGCTCTCTGTATCTCGCGCTGATAGACAACGGAAGCGGCACAGACGCCGGAGCGGTACAGCCTGACGCTGACGGTGAGGTGTGGCAGAGGCTTGAGACTGCCGCTGACCTCGCAAAGGTGCTTTTGGGCTACCTGCCTGTCGCTGCCGCCGAGGCCGACTACCTCAAGAAGAATGACGCCTCCGACACATATCTGTCAAAAGAGGACGCTTCGGACACATATCTGCCAAAAGAGGACCTAAGCGCGCAGATAATCACTTCGGTCAGGAGCAACTGGTACGCCGCGTATCCTGACGGCGCTGAGGCGCACAACGCCATGTGGGGCGGCAGGGACATCACCGCTGCCTTCAACGCCGGGACGGTCTCAGCAAACATCGCCAACGGTACTTTCAAGGACATCTTCCCCGGCGACTACATCACGAAGCAGGTTACGATTTCGGGCACAGCGTACACCGTCAACTGGGTGATTGCCGACTGCGACTACTGGTGGCACAAGGGCGACCAAAACAACGGCATGGAGACGCATCACGTGGTGATTGTGCCGCAACAGCCGATTTTCAATGCGAACATGAACAACACGAACACAACCGAGGGCGGATATGCCGGAAGCCGCATGTACACGGAGACTATTCCGGCCTGCGCCACGGGCATAGTCAATGCTTTCGGGTCTGACCATATACTGACGTTCAGAGACCACCTGACACGAGACCTGAACACCTCTGCTGTATCATCTGGCATCACAGTATTTACAGGTGCTCCGAACTGGAATGGCGCATGGTATAGTCAGCAGTGCAATCTGATGTCGGAAGCTATGGTATATGATGGCCCTCATTGCGCATCATCTGCGCTTGATAATACTATGGCTACCCGTCAGATGTCCGCTTTCCGCCTGAGCGAAAAGGCGATAAACTATAACAGGCAGTGGTGGTGGCTTCGCGATGTCGTCTCCTCCGCGGGTTTCGCGCGTGTGGACGGCGACGGCTGTGCGGGCGCGCTCGGCGCGTCCGGCGTGCGTGGCGTTCGCCCCTTCGCCCTGCTCCGCTAATCCTTAATCCGCCGCGCGCAAGCGCGGCTTCTGAGAGGTACAAATGTCAGTACTAAAGCGTTTCAGGTCAGAGAGCAAGATGCAGTTTTACGCCACGGCGCAGAAGCTCCGCAAGGACATCATGACGCTCCTCCTTAAGGACTTCGGCGTCAGAAGCAAGGTCAGACAGCTGGACATCGAGACGCGGCGCATGACGCAGGACGACCGGAACGCCTTTCTTGCCATCGCTGAGAAGTACGGCATCACGGCGGCGGAAGCGGAGTTCCCGGCATGGCTGATTGACTTCGAGAGGCAGTCTCTCGCCGACCTCACGCGGCGGCTTGTGCTCTCCGTCACCGCCGCCAACTCCATTTACCCGACCGCCTTTGCGGACGCGGAACTCAGGCGCAAGCATCAGGATAACGCGATTGCCGTCTGCTACCAGCTGTATCAGGAGATAGACTTTGCCGCCCATATCCTGCCCGTTGACCTGACAAAATATACACCGCTGTGCGATGCGGTGGAGTATGAGATTGCCCTGCTCAAGGGCTGGCGCAAATCCGACAATAAACGGTACAGGGAACTCAAATCTGCGCTATAATCCCCTCGGGCTGTCTCTTATTGTCGTCTCCTCCGCGAATTTCGCGAATGTCAACGGCAACGGCAATGCGAACACGAACAACGCATCGAACTCGAATGGCGTCCGCCCCTTATGCAATCTGGCCGGGCTATGTGTAGGGTAAATCCCGATCCGGTCATGCAGGGCAGGAGAGGCAGTCCGGCAGTGATGCGAACACGCGCGCTGATGCCCGCCGATATGTCGTCAGGCTCCAAACGGCGCGCCCCTGTCCGCTTTTCCATCACAAAACAGGGCAAAAATGTCCGCTTTTCCAACTCCCTTTGACCGCCTCACCGACATAAACAATCTCTTCTCCGCAGTCCGCAAGCTGGAGAAATCATCGGGCTGGAAATCATCGGTACAGCGCATCACCTGCGACAGACTCCATTTCTGCACCGCCCTCCGGAAGTCGCTGACTGACGGCACTTACAGGCCGGGAAAGGGCTTCAAATTCATCGTCAGCGAGAGAGGTTGCAGGCGCTTTATCCGCGCCCTGGATCCTGCTGATATGGTTCTGCAGCACGCGCTGTGCGATGCCGTCCTGCTCCCTGCCCTGACGCCGTACCTCATCTACGACAACGGCGCGAGCCTTAAGGGCAAGGGCATGGCGTTCACGCGTGCGAGGCTTGCGGCGCATCTCAGGGAGTACCAGAGGCGCTATGGCACTGACGGGTATGTGCTCAAAATCGACTTCGCCAAATTCTTTGACAACATACCGCATGACCGCCTGATTGACTCCATAGACGCGAAGGTCAGGGACAGCAGGATACGCGATTTGCTTGCCATGCTCCTCGCGCCTTACTCTGCCGATGTGTCGTATACGGATACGGACTTTGACGCGGTGCCGTACAACTCGCTCGCCGACTTCGAGACAGCAGGCCTGCGCGACGGCTCGCGTATCCTGCATCGCTCCGTCGGCATTGGCGCACCCGTCTCGCAAATTGCCGGAGTGTGGTATCCCACGCCGATAGACACCTACGCAAAGGCGGTCAGGTCATGCAGGTACTACGGGCGCTACATGGACGACATATACATACTGCACCATGACCGCGGCTTCCTGCTCTCTGTCCTTGACGGCATCAGGCGGCAGGCTCATGCCCTCGGGCTCTTCATCAGCGAGAAAAAGACGCACATCATGCCGCTCCGGCAGGGCTTCACGTTCTGCAAAATCAGGTACTCCTTTACTGCATCGGGCAGGCTCCTCATGAGGCCATGCCGGGAGACTTTCGCACGTGAGCGCAGACGGCTCAAAACGCTGTATCAGCTTGCCGCATGCGGTAAAATCACAGTTACAGACTATAAGGATTTGTATCACTCATGGCGGTCAGGCTGGATCCGCTTTGACTGCCATCGGAGCCTTGTGAGTCTGGACCAAACCTACCGGAGGTATCTAGATGATCTACAGTATTAAAGACGGAAAGTACAGCGGCGACAATACGCTGTCTCCAGTCTGGGGCGCGGCTTTCATCGCCGGGGCGGCGGAGCGCGGCTATGAATGCGCGTGCTGGCCTGACACGGAGACGCCTGATTTCCATGCGCGCTGGGTGAAAACGCCCGCGGACAGCAAGGACAACGTGAGCGAGGATGGCATCTCAATCTCCCTGACGCTCGCGGAGATGAAGGGTTTCAAGCTGATGCAGGTGGATAACGCGACCACAGGCTTTGATGCGGAGCGCAAGGACAGCGGCATGATCTTCAAGTCGTCTCTCGGCTTCACCGTTGACGGAGACGCGAGAAGCCGCGACAACCTCTCAGGCCTCATCAACATCGGCGTTGAGCCTGTCAGTTTCCGCGATCATGACAACGGCGACCACTCGCTCACGCTTGGCAACCTGCGGACGCTCCTGAAAGAAGCGCAGATGAACGGCGCGATGCTCTACCAGCAGAAATGGCAGCTGCAGGCAAAGATTGAGAGCGCGAAGAGCCTCAAGAGCCTGAAAGCGATTGAGATTGTCTTTAAGATGGCAGACTTTACGGAGGTGAAGAATGGCGACTGAACCTAAAAAATGGGGTGTTGCTCCCGGCGCAAATGCCGACTGTAACGACATCCCGGACACTGCCGACGCGGACTCCGGCCTTGCGTCATGGTCTGCGCTCTTCCCTCAGCTGACCGCCCTGCCGCTCTCGGCAGGCGGACGCGCGCCGAAGCGAGAGGATTTTAACGGGCTGCTCCGTGCCTTCGGACAGTGGGCGTTTTACTTCATGCAGGGCGGCGTGCCGAGCTGGGAGAGCGGCATCGCCTACACCGCCGGAAGCTTCGCGCGCCATAACGGCACCACGTGGACTGCGCTCAAGGACTCAACAGGCGAGGAGCCTGCCGAGGGCGAGTACTGGCACGCGCTCAGCAACTTCTACACTTCTGGCTCGCTCGTCAATGACCTCTTAAACCGCGTCTACCCCGTCGGCAGTATCTACATGAGCGCCGTCAACGTGTCTCCGGCGTCATTTTTGGGCGGTACGTGGCAGGCAATTGAGCAGGGACGCATGCTCATGGCGGCAGGCTCAAGCTGGCAGGCGGGCACGACAGGCGGAAGCGCGTATCACACGCTGACGGTGCAGGAAATGCCTGCCCATGACCACAGCGCGACAGAGACGGAGGCAGGTGGGCACACGCACGGGGCGTCAACTAGCTCGGCAGGAGCGCACTCGCACTCAGGCTCGACAAACAACGCCGGGAACCACTACCACTCAGGCTCGACAAACAACGCCGGGAACCACTACCACACCGGAACGACCAACGGTGCAGGGAGCCACTCGCACAACATAAACCTCTTCTGGCGTAAAAACCCCGGAGATGGTGGCATCTGCGATAGCGGTTCCGGGCAGATGGCGATCTATAACTTCAATACATCAACTGATGGCAACCATTCGCACAGTTTCTCAACCTCGTGGTCTGGTGAGCACGCCCACAGCCTCTCGATAGCCTCGGCAGGGGCGCACACGCACTCTGTCGCTATCGCCGCGGCAGGGGCGCACACGCACTCTGTCGCTATCGCCGCGGCAGGGGCGCATACGCATGCGATAACCATCGGCAAGACAGGCTCAGGAGCGGCGTTCTCGATACTGCCGCCGTACATCGCGGTGTACATGTGGAGGAGGACGGCATAGGCTTGTATCCTGCTTATGCGTCCTATATAATAGGCTCAGAGTTTCCAGTGGGGCGACGCAGCACTGGGGGCGACCGCGGCGCTACGCAGAGCGCGGTAGATAAATCCGCGTAGCCTTTATGCCGGTATCCCGCAGTCTCAGGCAAGCTGAATACTTGCCACGCAGGAGGTCGTGGGTTCGATACCCATTCGTCCCGCCATCATAGGAGTTTAGTTTAGAGAGAGAACAGCGGATTCCAAATCCGCGCGCGGTGGTTTGATTCCATCAACTCCTGCCATTTTTATAGGGGCTTTACAATAGTAGAGAAACGTTATAGAATCTACTCAACGGTTAAAGAGTGCTACTTGAATCGGTGAGTATCTAATACTCGCTTTAGTTCATAAGTACTTCACCCACAAAGAGCTCCATGTACGGTGTCTAATCGTTAGGTGCTTTAGTCATAGAGTTCTTTGTACCCCATTTCAAATAATCGTAGATTCAGCTTCATCTATCGGCGGATAGTCCATAGACATGGCCGCACCTTGCGTGCCAGGGGTGCAACTCCTCATCTGCCGCTTCCTTTTTTATTCACCTTCATCAAGCCACCAGAGCGCCGTAACACCCATGATTGTCAAAATCATCAGAATTAAAGCCACCCTGTCGGGGTAGGCCTGCATCCACAGGCATAAATCACTGTAACACATAAAAAACTCTCAAAGCCTGGAAACAAAAAAGCCCGGCTGGGAATGACCGGGCTTGGAGACATGGATATTTTAAGGAAAATCACTGGAAAAGTATACTGTACAGCTAATATAGCGATGTTGTCAGCTAAAGTCAAGAACTATTTCATTCTTTGATGTGCATCACAGAATAGAATGGAAATGCACAAAAAAGTGTTAAAAATCTCTTGCATTTAATCAGAACGCCTTTATAATACTTACAGACAGACAGAGAAAATAAAGGAGTTTACCATGATTAACCGCTCAAACCTTTTCCGCCGCGCTCACATCCTCGCAAAGCAGATCCTCGGCGCATGCTCTGATTATCATGCTGCTCTTTCCGCCGCCCTTAAACAGATTTGGGCGGTTATCAAGATTGAAACCAAAGCCGCCCTCGAGGAGGCTCTGAAGATCCTGCCGGGCACCAAAGTAAAGTCCGCCGAGGCTCTGCAGGATCTTAAACAGTACGGCAAAATCTGGATCGGCGGCTCTCATAAGCGCCTGTATCTCAACGCGAAGGCACTCGGCCTTAAGTGCGATTACTACCACTCCGGAAATGTTTCCCGCGCCTGGGTAAATGGTGAGGATATCAGCAACTGCGAGGCCCGCAGGATTCTCGGAGCGGGTGCCTACATTGACCTGGTATCCGGTGAGGTTATCGATGACCGCCGCGGCACCTTCGAGGACAACTTCGGAGACAAGATTAACGCGCTGATTGCAAGGGATTTCAACTGATAAAACGGCAGGCATAATGCCCGCCTAATGAAGGCGCCGCCGGGGTATGCGGCGGCATGGCCTGATATAAGGCCATTAAGCGGAAAGCCCCAAAGAGATTATATTACTTCATATAGGCATCGGGATCATAGCTTACGCCGTTTTTGCGTGCCGCCTCATCAGCCCTCCATCTCGCGGCGTCAAGAGCCGCCTGATGCGCCCTGCGGAATTTCAACTCCCTGAGCCATGCGGCAAGCTGCCGGTGCTCCTGGGCACACTCGGTACAGCCTAATTCCTGCGCCTTTTCCTCGGCATGCCTGATGGCCTCATCAATTGTCAGGCTCATAGCGCTCCTCCCTCAACATCGACAACATGGAGCGTAACGCCTGCAATCGTGATGGTAACATCGCACCTGCCGATGCACTGCTCACCGGTCAGGGCGCCGTTTTTGTTAAACTCCTGCCTTATGACGCAGACGATATAATCCCGGCGGCCGCCGAAATACTTAGCCATCTCGCGGGCAGAAAAACGCCACGCAAGATTTTGGATCTCCTGCTCTCCGTACTCCTTAGCGTACTGCCATGCTGTCCTGACGACATCATCGTCAGGATTTATGCAATCGATAAACTCGTAAGCAGCGTCGTCACGGGTTTCAACCGTCTTGTGCCGCTCGTCAGAGCAGACATCCCAGTAGGCTATCCGCCTTGTCTTTGTGTCATACAGCGCGTCATACGCGCGTATCTCATACTGCATGATTATTCCCTCGGCTTATTTTTAATGCTGCCTAATACCTGGCTGAAACAGCCATATTTTACAGCCTTTTCTACATCCCCTTTCGGGATTACGATCGCAGGCTCATAAGACGGCTCATCTTTGCCCATCCGCCGCTCATAATCCTCTTTCAGCCAGTGCGCATCGGCCTCAAGGTAGCAGGCGTACTCGCTTAACCATGAGCGTAAACGTTCCTCTTTCTTTACATTGAAGCCCGCATCCCGGCGCGCGATATAGACTTTCTCACGGATTTTCAGGTAGCGCCGCACTGCATGCATTTTGCGGAGTTTGTCCTGGTAAACAGGATCATCCTTGATGTTCATTGTGTCTCCTCGGCGCTGGACTCATCAGGTCTCGATGACATAGCCGATGCCGTCAACATATTTCTCTTTGCCCTGCCCGCGGAACTCGTCAAGCCCCATCGCGCGGTACTCCTTCAGCTCCTCAAGCCACCCCAGGATCTCGGCGACGTCATCTGTATTCATCATCATGCACACGGTCGTGTCGCCCTTGTAGATTTTCCGCGTCTTCCGAAAAATCCCGATTGCGCGCTCAAGCCTCTTCATGTCATGTCCGCACTGTGCGTCAGGCTTAATCTCTCCCTGCCTGACTCTTGCTCCGTATGTATTCCTGAAAAGCCCGCTCATTCCCGTTGGCATTACTCCTCCTTTGCGCTGTATGCGCTCTGATATGCTTTGACTAGTGCTTTATATCTGATTGCGATTTCGTCGCACTCTGCGGCGAGAGCCAGACTCTCTGCAACTTTTCTCTGTATGTCGGCTTGGGTATAGCAGACAAGGCCGGGCTGAGTGCCGGAGGCCTCGGGCAGTTTTGGACAGGTACTGGTGTCTGACAGCCGGTCAGCGTCAACATAAGCATCGACAGTGCGGCGATAGTCAGCAATCTGATGCTCGTAATCCTGGATGATGCCATTCTGCGCCTCCTGCGCTTTGCGCTCACTCTCCCTTGCCTGCCGCTCCGCAGTCAGCTCGGCGGCATGGATTTCAGCCTCACACGCGCGTCTCTCCGCCGCGGACCCCTGCCACCTGCCGAGGCCGTAGGCAAGGACAACAGCAGCAAGCGCGGCGGCGGAAAGATATGCGATAAGCCTGATGCTCATACGCGCCTCCACTCTCTCCGTTTCCACTGTCTCTCCCAGGTGTCGGCGCGGTAGCGCTCACGCACCCTCACCGAGTCGAAAATCGCCTCGAGCACGTCAGGCCTGTCGCTCAGGAGGCTCCGGCTCCGGTGGTCGAGGCTCTCCCAGAAGCGGCGCTTGGTGACGGTGTCGAGCGGCAGGGGGCAGAACTCAGTCACTTCGTATCCTCCGCCAGTGCCTCTCTGTCCTGGGTGAAGTGCTCCGGCATACTTTCTGCGTGCTCGATGCCGAGAGCCTTTTCTTGCTCCGCGATGAGGCGGTCGAGGTAGTACCGCGCCTTGCGGAGGTCAGCGACTGCCGTCCCTTTCCACCTCCAGCGGAAGAGGTACTTGAGGACGGTTCCGGTCAGGAACCCCTCGAAGCCTGACAGGCCTGTGCAGGCGGACTCGATGGCGTCGATAGCCTCGATCCTGCCGTGGTTGTAATAGTCTCTCTTGTCAATAATCATAGCTGTGTCCTCGGCCTCCATAATCTTTCCGTTACATGGCTAGGCGTCTTTGCCGCCATGCGTGTAACCTTGTCCCACTCCGCGATGCACGCAAAGCGCTCTTCTGGCATCTGATACTCACTGATGTAGACGGGCAGCTTCTGCGCCTCGCACCAGCTGTAGAACGCCTCGGCGTCAAATGAGGTATCGGCATAATCCTTGCTTTTGTCTGCTGTATCCTTATACGGCGGATCGCAGTAGATAATCCCCGGCTCATCGAAGCGCATCCCGCGGTAATCGCCGCTGTACGCCGTCAGCGTGTCCGGCAGGCGCTCAAGGCTCTCAAGGCTCTCAAGGCTCTGAAGGCGCTCAAGGCGCTCAAGGCTCTGAAGGCGCTCAAGGCTCTCAAGGCTCTGAAGGCTCTGAAGGCGCTCAAGGCTCTGCAAAGTCTCTACTGTCGTCATAGCGCCTTTGCTCCTGCGGATCTGACGGTAAATCGGTTTGTCGAGAATGTCCGGCGTGAGCGTCCCGGCGGTAATCTGAGCCCTGAGGCTCCCAACGATAAATTTTCCTGCCTGAACGCGTCTCTGCTTCCTGTCCTCAATCGGCGCAAGGCCTGACGCGAGAGCGTCCGCGGTCTCGGGACACAACTCTCTCCACGGCGCGAAATCTCTCCAAAAAATCGCGTAGTGCAGGGCGCGCTTGTAAGGCTCAAGAGGGCGCGCGTACATGTATGACTGGCAGTCATTGCCGAATGAAAAGCACGTCGCGGCGTAGGCGTCAGTGTCTTTGAGCCGTTCGAAGTCCTCGCGCGAAATCCACCTGTCTTCATGCGCGTAACCGCCGTGGATGGCTTTTCGGAACGCGTCAGGAAGCCAGCCGCGGAGGTCATTGACGACAAAATGCTGGTATTTGCCCGAGAGCATCGCGGCATGGGTAACAGCGCTCCCGCCGCAGAAAACATCATACAGCACAGGGGCGGGGGGCAGTGCCTCGACGAGACGTTTCGCTATGCGGTTCTTTGACCCCTGGTACGGCAGGCCGTAATTCATAATCAACCCCTTTTTACTGATAATGTTCCGTTTTTCCTTTCTACAGTCAGATAATAGCCCGGGCGGTTCATTGCCTCCTCAAGATCATACGGCGTCAAAGATTCCCCCGCCTGTAAAAATCCCCGGTCCTGCAGTGCGGCAGTTAAAATATCCGCTATATCGAAAATATCAAGCGTGATTTTTGATGTTATAAACTCTTCACGTGTCATCATAATCACATCACAAAGATCATAGCAACAAGCACGGCGGCGCCTGCCATCATCGCGCCCAGGAGCAGTGCCGCGATATCGGCCTGCCCGCTCTGCAGAAAAAGCCGTACTTCATCAGCGCGGCGGTTTGCAAGCCCCTGGATAAACTTATGCTCTGAATACACCCACATCTTAAAAGCACGCGCCGCCGCCATCTTGTCGCCCTGCTTAATCTTCCTGCGTACAGTACTTTCGAGATAGGCATCGGATCCGATGTTGAAGACAAGGCTGCATAGTGCGTCAAATTCATTCTGAGTTACCAGCGGCTTATCGCGCCCTGTAACAAGATCCGAGTTTAGTGTGCGCTCAACCCATGCGAAGTCATCGCGGATAAACTGCTCGGCCTGCTCGCGTGTAATCACGTCTCCGGGCTTTACGCCTTTCGTATGACCCCAGCCGATAGTCCATACGCCCTTGCTGTCCTGATAGGCCTTAAGCCTTAAGGCCTCATGAGCCTTGATAAAATTCACGCCGTTCTGACTCAGCTTCATAGTAATCCCTCACCTGAAAAGCGGGCAGTTGTTATCCTTCAGCTCTTCGATTTTAGCACGAAGCACATGCTCCTCGGTGCCGAAGAACTCCGCGAGATGCCTGACACACATAAATTTAACCGTATGCGCGCCCAGCAGTTTGCGGTTAATCCCGATTGTGTCCTTGTCGGTGATATCACAGCCGCATTTGCAGCACTTACGCGTCTTTGCCTGCATCTTTCCTCCCATGCCTCATAAAATACATACGCCCCCCCCTGCGTTTCTGCAGGCTATGATAGACATGGCAGCCCATCAGGGGCTTATGGCAGCCGGAGCAGTGATGACACTTGTCGCTGATATGTACTCTGCCGCCCGTCATGCTCAGGCACCCGTAAGGGCAGTCGGCCTCACAGACGCGGCACATAACACAGCAGGCTGCCTTCCTGAAAACCTGCTTAAGCATCTTTATAAAACTTTTGCACTCCTTTGTGTGCAAATCCGCGGTACGCACCTCGAGACCGGCGGCGGGCGTTTCAGAGACTGAAAACGTGTAAATGCCCGATTTATACTTAATGCTGTACGGACTTTTATCATTCTGCAAAACACCGATAGTCTTAATCCACTCGCGCCAGTCTGTTCTCTGCTCCCTACAGGTCAAAACCCATTCATCGCCCTCTTTGATGTCCTCGTACGTGCAGGGTATCAGCAAGCCGTTCCCGTTCTTTCGCGCTACCCAGATATTCCCTAGCGACGGATCGTCTATCTTCCCTGTCGTCGTAACAATCGGATCATAAGCGTCTTTGATGTACTGATAAAAGCGGTGATAGGCGGCAGGATAGCACTGCTCGGTGATGTACTCAGCGCGCTTTGTCGCTCCGGGGCACAGCAAACAGCCGACACGTTTGTTCCCCTTTCCATATGCGGGATTTATCGGCAGATTGTGCATGTAGAGATACAGCCACACCTCGGCGGAATTCCACTCCAGTATCGCGTTAAGCGTGTCCTCGCCGTTGTGCTTTTTGGACTTGTAAAGGAAGTCATACGCGCTCCGCGTCAGGCTCTCTGACGCCCTGACGCCCACGAAAGAAAACGTGCGGATATCAGGCTTTCCGGCAATCTCGCGCGCCTTGAGCATCTGCGGCGCAGTCTTATGCACCGAGCAGCACCAGCGGATCCTGGTAGCGGGAGGCCCGAACTCGCGCCATGTCTCCTCAGGCACTTTATCAGACTCGCAGACTATAAAGTCAATCTGCCTTTCGGCGCACCATTTGCGTATAGTGTCGATATACTGATAGGTGTCAGGGTATTCCATATGCGTGTTAGTAAAAAATACCTTAAACGCGTCATGCGGCAGGGCACGCTGTACGATATCGAGAAGCACCATGCTGTCCTTTCCGCCGCTGAAGGAGCACCAGACTATATCAGCCTTGTCTTTGTATTCTTCGTAATACTTCCTGACACGGGCAATAGCCGTATCCGCCAAAGCCTCAAGGTAGCGCCTGTTGCTCTCCGCCATGGCGGCTATGTTGCAGGGCATGAGCCTCTCAGTGCCGAAGATGCTGTCAAGCCTCACAACTTCCGGCATCTCTACAAACTCACTGCTTTTCAGCTTTGCTATCTTTACGCCCTTGTAAAAATAGCCGGTCTGCTCGCTCCACATCAGCGGCAGGCCGGTGTCGCGCGGATAGTCAAAGACACGCCCGAAGCCGAGCAAATCCATCTCCTCAGCGTATACCGGGCGCGGCTCCTTGCACGCAATCGGATTTATCTCCTCAGCCTGCAGGAGCAGGCCGTTTGTTGCGGCGTCAAAAATGTAATTGTGCATAGCACCTCACTCAAACAGCGGACACCCGTCGTCACGGAACGCATCGATTTTAGCCTGCAAATCATCAGGCGTTGTATGGAAAAACGCCGCGAGGCAGTCAAGGCACATGAAGCGGCTAATATGGCGTCCCAGGAGGCGTTTATTCAGCCCTATAACGTTGACGCTTACGGGCTTATCGCATCTACAGCACTTTGTCTCCCTGACGCGTCCGGCGGCTATCGAGTGATAGCGCAGGCACCCGTCAAGGCTCTTATGGCACTCGGCGCAATGGCGGCATTTATCGCTTATATGCACCGCTTTGCCCGTAAAAACGACACAGCCGTAAGGGCAGTCGGCGGCACATTCATGGCAGGCAATACAGCAGGCCGAGCGGCGGAAACACTCTTTAAGCAGCTTTATAAACTTCCTGTCTGTCTCAGCTGTCGACGCCTTAAATCCCTGTTTTGTCTCTTCAAGAGTAAATACGCGCTCTTTGCCCCGGAAAAGGATTTTATAAGGGCTTGACGCAGTCTGCAAAACGCCGATGGTCTTGATCCACTCGCGCCAGTCGGTATGCGGATTGCTTACAGTGATATGCCATTCGACGCCCTGCTTATAGTCATGGTAGCCCGTCTCTATCGTCAGGTCGGCGCCGGTTCTCCTGGCTTTATAATCTCCCGCAAGGTAGCCGCCGAGGTCTAGCGGATCGGGATGCTTAGGCTCATACGCCTCGCGGATTAGCTGATAGTACTTATCAGACTCTTTGGGATATGACGCAATGCGAAACCACTCGGATATGCCGCCCGCCTTCGGACAGACAAGGCACCCGGCGCGCCGGTTTCCCTTCTTGTAGCCCGCGTTGACGGGCAGTCTATGCGTGTAGATGTACAGCCATACCTCGGCGCTGCTCCAGTCGAGGATAGGATAGGCGTTATACTGCCCTTTGTGCTTCATGCCCTTCGAGACAGGCTCATAGTGCGAGCGGCGGGCGCTCTCGGCGTGCCTGACTCCGGTAAATGCCAAACCCGTAAATTCTGCCTTGCCCGCGACATCACGAAGAAGCTGGATCTGCGGCGCCGTCTTATGCACCGAGCAGCACCATCTCAGCACATCAGCAGGCGGCCCGAACTCGCGCCATGAGTCGGAGGGACTGAAAGGTGCCTTTGCGGTCAGGAACTCAACGCCCGCGGCCTTGCAGCGCTCTTTAATCTCCCTTACGCACTGGTAGGTGTCGGGGAACTCCATGCCGGTATCCCCGAAAACCACCTTGAAATCGTCATGCGGCAAGGCCTGTGAGACGAGATCAAGCATGACTATGCTGTCTTTACCGCCGCTGAAACTTACATAGAACAAATCACACTTATCGGCGTATTCAATTCGCACATCCTGGATAAACTTTACGCTCTGCGCTGTCAGGCGGTCTAATAACTCCCTGCTTTTAACGCACATCAGAGAGATATCGCAGGGCATGAGCGGGCGCCCGTCAATCTCAGGCTCCTCAAAGACTGTAATCTCTGGCGGAGTGGCGCAGGAGCTGCCCGTTGTCTTCATGACCTTCCGCCCGCGATAGTAGTAGACGCTGTTTATAGCCCACATCAGGGGCGCAGGGCAGGCGGCGTCATAGCGCCATCTCTTGTCCATGCCGAGAGTGTTCAATTCCTCGGCGTATACCGGGCGCGCCTCACGGCGGGGAATCTCGCCGCCTGTATCGCGCCAGGATAATTCTAGCCCGTTGGTTTCAGGATCAAAATCAAAATCGTACATCAGGAAGCCTCCGGCGTGAACTCGATATCGTGGAAGCGCTCAGGCCATCTCATGACAAGCTTCTGACGCGCGTACGGCGGGATCCTGCCCGTCTTCTCCCACTTCCGCACAGCGTTTGTGTCTATGCCGAACTCACCGACGCACCAGCGGCGGAGCTGCGGGATAGTCTCAAGGCAGAATGGCATCTCATCCCCGGTACCGAGGCAGGCCGCAAGATCTGACCACTTAATCATCTGCGACCTCCTTAAACTCAGGATACTTTGCGACAAGAGTCTCCGCCTTGTCCTGCGGTATCGCACCCTTCTGCCGCCAGCGTGTCACGGTGCTCTCGTCAACGTGGAACTCCTTCATCAGGAACTGCACTACTTGCCGCCTGGTTACGGCGGCATACCCGCCGGGCATGTACCCGGCGAGCATTCTTGAAGCTATGTGTTCAAATCTCACTGTTAACCTCCTTTGTAAAGAACTCGACAAAGCAACCAGTAGAGGTGAATGCGATGCGATTGCCCTCAATGCGGTACTGCTCAATGCGGGCGCTTGCGAGCAGGCAATCAAGCACCTCGCGGATAAAGCCCTTCTTATCCGGCATGCAGTCAAGGATTGCGGTGCTGTCGTTCTCGGCAACCATGCCGTTAAACGCCCTTTTGACCTTCATGGTCAGGTGATAATCCTTTGTAAAAACCTTAATCATCTTCAATCCCTCGGTTACCGGGCTTGATGCCCGTACGGACAGTTTAATCCTTTAACCGAGGAAATGCAAGTGTTTTTGTAAACTATTTTGTGATTATGTTCTCATTCCCGCCTGTACTGCCCGAATGATCTCCGCGCACGGCGTGCTCTACCTCTATATCCTCGGCGCGCTCAACCTTCCGGACAATTGCCTGCAGCAGGCGGTCTCCCCGGCGGAAACGGCAGGGCGTCTGGCAGTCAATCTTTGCGCACCACACACCGTGAAAGTCTGCATCGATAAGGCCGAGTGTGTTCCAAATGTAAACGCCGCACCTCATGCCGGTGCTGGATCGCGGCAGGATCTCGACAGCCCAGCCCGGATCCATATCAGTAGAAAACCCCAGACTTATCTCGGCAGGCTCGCCGGGGCGCAGGCTGATATCCTCCTGCAAATAGAGATCAAACGCCGCAGCGCCGCCGGTCTTGTACTTCGGCCACAGGAAATTCTTAATCTTTGGATCTGGCTTAATTCTCAGCTTCATCATGCTCTCCTTTCAGGTACTCAAGCAGAAGATCCTGTACTTTCCTTTTCGTCTGCAGGCGCGCGAGCACGACAGGATCAAGCGTGCCACGTGCCATGATGTGATAGATATAAACAGGCCGCGGATGCCCCGCCTGGTACTGCCTTGTCGGGCCTATGCGCTCAATGACCTGCAGGTACTGTTCAAGATCCCACCACTCGTCAAAAATGACGAGGATATGCCCGCCATCCTGCAGGTTAAGCCCATGTCCGGCGGACGCGGGATTGGTTACCAGCATCGGGATCTCGCCGCGGTTCCATGCGGCTATCGTCTCCGGATCCTTGTCGAGGAGCCTCGCGGATTTGAAGCGGGCTAAAATCTTTTGCGCGCTTGACTGCCAGTGATATGCTACCAGGACAGGCTCGCCCGCCGCCTCCTCGATGATAGACTCAAGCGCCTGCAGCTTCTCGTCATGCAGATCCCGGCAGGCGCCCTCATCATCGTAAACTGTACCGGAGGCGCACTGCAGGCACTTTGATGACAGCGCCGCCGCGTTGACGGCGGAAATGTCCGCCTCCCCCTCGGCCTCGGCGGCTACCAGAAGATCCTGCTTAAGGCGCTTATAAGTATCTGCCGCCTTGTCGGGCAGGGTTACATAGACCGGGGATACTATCGGCTCGTCAATGTCAAACCAGTCCGAGGCGGAGAGCGAAATGGAGACGGGCGCTATGCGCTCCTGGATGGCCGCGTCGGCTCCTTCCCTCGGCTCGTACCTCACTGCGTAGGCCGAGGCGCCCACCTGGTACGCGTCAAAGTACCGTGCTGTAAACTCCCGGAAAGATCTGCCGAGCGCCTGCCCCCTGTCGATAAACCACAGCTGTCCCCATAAATCGATTAAACCGTTTGATGCGGGTGTGCCGGTCAGCTCGATAAATCTCTGCACCTTTGACCATGCAGGCGCCGCGAGGGCGCGCGCACGTGAGGATTTGGAGCCGCCGAGCCGAAATGATTTTAAGCGAGTTGATTCATCCGCGATGACGGTTTTAAACGGCCAGTTATCGCCGAGATAATCAACAAGCCAGGGAATCTGCTCATAATTCGCGGTATAGACGTCTGCAGGCTCCCCGGAAAGGATTTTTACACGCCGCTTCGGCGTGCCGGTGATACAGGAGCAGGAAAGGCCAAAGCCCCATTTCAGGATCTCCTGCGGCCATGTGCTTACAGCAACGCGGAGAGGTGCGAGGATAAGCGCCGGAAAGGCGTCAGGCTCCTCTTTTTTCAGGCGCTCAAGGGCGCAGAGCGTAGATGATGTTTTGCCCATGCCCATGCCGGCGTATACCGCGCCGCGGCGGTGAGAGAGGATAAAATCGATAATCTTTGCCTGATACGGCCTCGGAGTAAATTCCTGCATCGTGCCCTCGCGCAATGTGATTTATCAACTATCACATGATTTTAGCACGAAAAAGAAAAGGCGGCACTATGGCCGCCTTCCGATTGTGATACGCTCTCACTCCCCGGTGAATTCGTCAGGGAAGATCACCACGCAGTCCTCCTTCGGAAAATAATCGTTGAAGCCGCTCTGCAGGGCGTTCCTTGCCTGGCTCATGGCGGCGTCAAGGAGCCTTGCGGTGTCCTCATCTGCGGCCTTGAGAAACTCGCACTGCTTCTCAGTCAGGCGGCGGGCACCCAGCTCTGCATAAATCCTCCTGCCCTCCCCCGCCCCGAAGACGTGCTTAAGGGCGTCAAGCAGATCCTGCCGCTGGATCAGGATGTAGTCTCCGGTCTTGCCATGCCGGGGAGCGTCATTGCCCTCCATGTAGCGGCATCCGATGCTGTCGAGGAGGCCGCGGATAAGCGGCTTGTTGTCGGTGATGCGCGTCCACTTCCTGCTCCCGCTCACGATAAAGGTATGAACGCGGATCTCATTGCCGTTCCTGCTGTCGTTGACAAAAACGTGCTCCTTGGTATGTACGTTCACATGGCCGTCCTTCTTAAGGCATACCTTTGCGAATTCAGTCTCAGCAGCGTTAATCTTTTTCATAGTGTTTCCCCTCGCTTTTTATCGGCGCCCTCGCGCCCCTCACAGACAGTCTACTCTTTTGTTTAAGACGTTGCAAGAGATTTTTAACACTTTTTTGTGCATCTATTCTGTTTTGTGATTTTGCTCACGTTTTGCATTCTCAAAAAGCGCAGAAAGGGCGCTGTCTATGCTTTCTGCGCTGTCGCAGACAAAGACGACGCAACCGCACTGCCTTAGGACCCGCTGCTCCCGCACCTGCAGAGGCCGCGAGGCCTTGCCGGGCGCCTTTAGCTCTACCCAGGCGTGGCACTGCGGTGCCGGAAAGGCTATGAGCCAGTCCGGAGCGCCCGCTATGCCGCTCCATGTGCACTTGCGGCAGATGCCGCCGAGGTCTTTCACGCGGCGCTTGAGATATTGTGTGTTTATTCCTTCGGGTGTCATATAGCAAAAAGGCGGCTTGCGCCGCCTTCCTCAAGAATGAAGAGATGGTATTTAGAACGGCACATCCTCGCCGTTCAGATCATCCGCCGCGGGCGCAGGCTCGTAGCCCTGCTGAGGCGCGGGAGCGGCGCCGCGGGCGTAAGCGCCCGGGGCAGGTGCCATCGATGCGGCCGCAGGGCGCGGTGCGTTATAGCCCTGCGGTGCGCCATAGCCCTGCGGGGCGCCGTAGCCCTGCCGGGGCTCGGAGCCGTAGCGGGCGCCTGCGGGCGCGCCATAGCCCTGCTGAGGAGCCGGAGTCATCGGCGCCGGCTCGGGCTTGAACTCGCTTGAGGCTGCGGCGCTCTGGCTCTCGTCAGGGTAGTCCGAGGCGGAAAGGCTCACGCCGCCGAACGGCTTGTCATAAGCTTTGAACTGAATGCCGAGGAGCATCGCGGCAATGCCGCGCTTGATAATGGCGCCGGTAGCCGACTTTGCCTCATAGCTGTACACCTCGACAAAGGCGTTTACGTGATACCCTCCACGGAAGCGATCCTGGATAGTAGCAGGATCCGTGATCATGATCTGCGGGTTGCTATCCCGGAGGTCGGGACGCATCTTGGAACGCGCGGTGAGGTAGAGATTGCCCTTGTAGCCCGCAGGAGGATTCTCACGATCATCGCCCTTCTTGACCGGGCTGTTGGTCAGCAGGATCTTGTCGGCGGCATTTCCAAACGCGCGGCGCGCGATATCCTGCACCGCGGCGGTCAGGTTGTGAGCGGCACCGCTGTCAGGAGCCATCAGGAAAGTTGCATCATACTTCGGATCTCCTCCCTGCAGGCCGGCGCGCGGCTCGACAAGGGAGGGGTAGCTGATACGTACATCAGGGAGGAATACCTTAACTTTTTCCATACTTAACCTCGATAAACGATTAAAAACATAATTCGCGTTAATTCGCGTTTATAAACCCATAAAAACCGTTAAAACCGTATTTCCTGCTTTTAGCCTCCTTTGCTCTCGTCCGGGTAATCCCCGGCGGTAAGCCCTGACGCCGATGCGGCCTCGCGCCTGTCGGCGTCCTCAGCCAGTGTCAGGGCGCCTTCCGTCCTTGTAACGCCGGCTCTGATAGAGGCGGCCTGCTCGTCCGTGAGCGTCCTGCATAGCTTATCACACTGCGCCGGAGAGACAAGCTTTTTCACAAAAATTTGTGCGTCAGTTAACCCTGCGGCTTTCATAGCCGCCTCGGTCTGCTTTTCGTCTTTCCACTTCCGCATGCTGCGCCCGCGAACCAGCTTCCATCCCGGAATAGCGTGTCCTGTCCTGATATCCTCCTGGGCGCGCTCCCTCAGCGCCTTTATCCATGCCTCGATGGCGGGCAGGCGCGAGAGGCAGTCGGACACCTCGTCAGGCGTAAGCGCCTCCGCATCGCGATTGCCTGCGGCAGTCTCTATTACGTGATTGGCAAGAGAACGGCAGGCATGGCGGCAGCGGCAGAACCGGCACTGCTCGTTTCCGGGCATGAAGCGCAGTCCGGTGCCTTCATGCAGCTCCCTCAAAGCCTCGGCGGCGGCGGGCTTCATCCCGTCAGTCAGGCAGTAAAGATCCTCAATGCTGATTGTCCAGGTCTCCTGCCATTTAAGCGGCGGCTGTACGATAGTCATGCGCACCTGCCTGATGCCGTAAGCCTTAAACTCCTCTGCGGCGGCGCGCGCGTAAATCAGCAGCTGCAGATTGCCGATAGCTTTCACCCAGACACCTCTCCCGGTCTTGAGATCTACTATCTCAAGCGCGCCATCCTGCACTATCACCGCGTCCGAGGTGCCGAAGCACTCGGGCGCGAGCCACGAGCAGTCAAGATGGTGCTCCACCGCAAAGGCGGCGGCGCCGTCAGCCGCCTGCAGCACATACTCGGTGTAGGGCTTCACCTCCGCGGCAATCTCATCAAAATCCGGCGTTATGCCCTCAGCGCCCTCCGGCGCCCTGTAAGGCTCCCCGGTCAATACGCTCTCGGCCACCGCATGCGCAATGGAGCCTTCAAGCGCATAGGGGCTGGTCTCCTCCGGCATGGAGGCCGTCATGGCCACCGACGCCGGGCATTTGAGCCACCTCGCGGCGGCGCTCGGTGAAAGAAGGGCGTGCGCTTTAGGTGCCATTATGCCGCCTCCCTGATAGCCTTAACGTCGTGCTCAACCCTGCCGTCAATCTCGGCGGCTACCTCGCCCCAGGCGGCAAAGGAGCGCTGAACAATCTTTTCAGCCACCTCGCGGCACCAGTCGTTCAGGCGCCCGGCGCCGTCGGCTTTTCCGTAGTAGTAGTCGCTCATGCGCTCATCATCAAGTCCGGCCTTGCGCAGTGCGGCGCGAAGCGCGTCTGATGCAAAAGCAAAGAGCGCCATGCTCAGCGCGCCGGTGTCGTCTCTCTGGTACCAATGGAGGCGCTTCATCTTAGCGTAGATGGCACGCGGCAGGAAGCCGCGCAGGTAAGTCTCGTTGGTCTCTGTATCTTTCATAATCTTTCCCCCGGTAAAATGCCCCGGCGTGCCGGGGCGCGTGCGTGTCAGTGTGTCAGTCAGCCTTTGCGATGCTGCGTGCGGTGCTCCACTCGGAGCCGCGATGAACCTTGAAGAGCAGGTCGTCGTGCATGTCCATCGAAGCCCGGTTCTCCTTGAACCACTCTTCGGTCTCGTCTGCGAGATCCTCGACATCGCGGCCGTCGTCTTCCTGGTCAACCCAGTCGATAACCTCCGGCACCGGCAGGCGGCGCCCGTTAATGCTTACTACCTCAATCCATGCGTGTTCCATAATCTTTTCCCTCGGTTACCGGCGCCCTCGCGCCCTTGAGGTCAGTTTACTCTTTTGAGAAAGACATTACAAGAGATTTTTAACACTTTTTTGTGCGTTTATCCCAAAATGTGATATCAGTCATAAAATTTGACGATCCTGCCAGCTTTGTCGCGCGATATGCCGAGGGCGCGCGCCGCCTCGGCAAGCGTGTCATAGCACACGCCCTGATACTCGCATGGCCTGCGGCGGGGCTTACGCCGCGACGCCTTCGGCCTGTCGCGGCGCATCAGGCGCTCGCTCATAGCGCTATGCGTGATGCCGAGAGCCTTTGCCGCGGCGGTGATGGAGGGATAGTCAACCCCCTCCCAGGTGCAGGGCTTCCGGCAGCTCATCTGACGGTCAACAGGCAGATCAAGCGGGATATTATGCCTGAGCCGGTATATACAGCAGACGTCTGTCAGATGATACGCCGCAGCAAGGGCTGTCATGGAGCAGTACTTTTTGCCCGCGTACTCAATCCTGGCAGGGCGCGTTTCCTCGGCAAAAGAGCGCGCCTTCCCCCAGCCGATGCCCAAAGCGCGCGCCATCGCCCCAATGCTCCGGTAGCGTACGCCCTGAAACTCGCAGTCCAGGCGTGCCGGCCTGCGGGACTTTTTCCGCGGCTTTCCATAGCCGCGCGAGATGCGGTACCACATAGCCGATGCGGTGATGCCGCAGGCCTCTGCCGCAGAGGCTATCGTAGGATACAGCACACCATCCCACACAACCCGCCGGGGATGGCCGCATCCCCGCGGCGCGTCAATTTGAAAACCGCCAGTTTGTTTAGTCCGCATGGTTGTATGACTCCACTTCGGCGTTCTCGATATCGGGCAGGTACACGCGGGCCATGTCGAGATGCAGGTCATAGATATCATCCTCAGCTGTCAGCTTCGGCGCCTTGTCCTTCGCGTACATCACCGCCATGCGCTCCAGCCTGTCGCCGAATACATCCCTGACGCTGAAACGGTATTTGATCTGGCTCTTTGCCTCGGCAATAAAATCCTTAACCAGCTCGCCCTCAAGCCGCGGATCCTCAAGTCCATCAAGGTGATAGTAGTCGGCTACTTTTGTCCTGCAAACACTCATTTCGTGCTCCTTCCTTAATGCCTCGCCCTTTCCGTAGGGCAGCCTCAAATCCTTGTACATCGCGACGTGGCTCCTGTAGTATTTCCCGTCGTACTCGCATGTCCGGCAGAGCGGCCTTGCCGATAGGTGCCCGCTGCGCACGCGGTAGCGCGCGGCACCCTCATGGATGCCTAATGCTCTCGCATATGCTGCGATTGACGGATAGGACATGCCGTCAGGTGTAACAACCTCAACGCGCGAGACGCCCGCGGCGTGCCGCCCTGGTACACCCTTCGGAGCATCCAGCGGGATCCCGGCGTAGCGGCGGAAGTAGTACAGCGTTTTGCTCAGTCCGTAATACTCCCGCAGTGCGGCAACAGACTTAAACAGCCTGCCCTTGTACATCACCGGCCTACACCTCATTGCTATACCCCATCTGATGCAAACGGTTATAGGCCTCTATCTGCCTGCTGTACTCCTCGGTGCTCATAAACTCACTCATGATGCGCCTTAACTCCTCCCGCGCCTCTTTGTCGCAGTCCCTGATGGCCGCCTCGTACTGGCTGAACACTGCGAGCGGCACGAAGTCAGGATCCTCCATCGCGGCAAAAAGGTTGAAGGGCATGTAGGCGTGCGGATCGCGGTCAAGCAGGTAATGCCGCATCGCATCAAGCGCGAAAAAATCCCCGGCGGCGGCGCGCGCCATTGTACGCAAGGCCAGCAAAGCTTTAACGTCAACCAATCTCATCTTGTATATACCACCTTGTATTCCCCTTCCGGCAGCTCGCATTCTTCCGCGAGCGTGCACATTGTCGTGAAAATCCCATGCCTGACGGCCACTATGCCGCCGCTGTAATGGCTGATATAAACCACCGGCGTGCCGGCGCAGTACAGGATAACAAATCCCAGGATGGCGCCGTTTACTGCGGCGCAGACTCTCATAATCACGGCTTCCGGTACTCCAGGTGAATGATCAGTATAGCGACACGGACAGGCGTGCCGGACACGTCGTAGGGATCCTTCATGATGCTCCTTCCCGTAAGCACCACCTGGTACGGCAGGCCGGCAATGCGGCGCATGAAATCCTCACGCTGCTCTTTCATGATATCCTCATAGTGAGGTGTCCTGCTCCAGAACATCGCAATCTCCACTATCGTGCCAGAGGGGCGGATCTCAATCTGCCGTGCGCCCTGAAAGGCTTCAAAAGCGGCATCCGTCAGGGCGTTCTCCTCCTCTTTTGAGGGGATCCCCGGCACTCCGTAAAGCCGGGAATAGTTTCGAAAACAGTGATATTTAGGAGCCATCTTATTCTACCCAAACAAGGTCATACTCTGCCGGGATGCGGCAGTCCGTGCCTGCATGGCAGGCGTGGTAGCCGGAGGAGTCCTCCCAGCCCTTCACCTCCCCGGTGCTGTTGCTCTGGTAGACCTGCGGCAGGCTCGCGAAGCTGTAGCCCGTCAGGGTGCCGATGGAGGCGGCAAGGAGTGCCGCCGCGATAAACTGTAAAACCTTCATGGTATCCTCCTTAAAAAGCCCGGCAGGCCGCCGGGCGGGCGCTGCTTAAAGTCTGAAGTATCCGTAGTAGGCGGTGACAGTCAGGGCTTCGCAGTCCTCTTTGGTGTTGATGCATCCCCTGAGCCCGAAGCGCCTGGTGTACCCGTTGTCACGGCAGAAGCACCCGCGGCAGTACTCGAGGGTTTTGAGAACCTCGGTGAAAGCCTTAGCGGTCTTGCACTTGTAACGGATCCAGCCGGTGCGCGCATCGCGATCCGGGGAGTAGGTGATCTCGCCATCCTCCTCCAGAAGATTCCAGGTCCAGGGTTCTGCGCAGTGCCTGATGTCCCTGACAAATTCAATCGCATCGTTCATTTTTCGTTCCCTCGGTTACCGGCGCCCCCGCGCCCTCACAGACAGTTTACTCTTTCGTTCTGATTGTTGCAAGCGATTTTGTAAACTTTATTGTGCTTATCTCTGATTTTGTGATATGCGTCTCACTCGAGACGCCCGTATATCATTTTTGCCCACCTTGCCGGGAGCGGCTCCTCATAGCCCTCCCGGACAGTGAAGCTGTAAAGCCCGTCTCCGGTATGAGCGATACAGCCGAGCGAGCGCACACCCTCAACCCCTGCGGCGTGCAGAGCCTTGCCCAGGCGCGTGTACGCCCGCTGATGCTCAGGCACCCCGAAATAGCTGTCCCGCGCCCAGTACGCGAAGCCCTCCGCGACAACCTCAGCGGTGCAAATCGGATCATCGTCCCGGTGTTCCTCGTAATCCTCGCAGACGGGCGTTTTAATGCGCCTGCCGTCAACTGCGACAATCTCAACCCAAACCTTCATACTCTCCTCCGAGGACAAAAGCCCGGCATGGCGCCGGGCAAGGCGTGTCAGTCGTCAAGAGCCTCGCGCAGCATCGCGTCTGACACATCGACAAGCGCGCGCCCGCGGATAAAGCCCCTGACCTCATCAAAATTCTTATAGCGGCGGCGGACAATTTCGGCAGCCATCCATGCCGCCACATCGTCAAGAACCCCCTGGTCATAAAACTCCCGCGCCTCGGCCTTTGTGTGTCCGTTCTGCTCAAAGACCTCAATGCCGATGCGCTCGGCTTCGCGCTCAAGAGCCATCGTCAGGCCGCAAAACAGCCTGTCCTCATCGCTATTAAAAAGGCTCTCCGGATGATACGCCGGGCGATTAGCCTGATAGTCCTTGTAGACCTCATCAGGCAGAAATGCTTTCAGGTATTCCTCGTCTTTCATGTCGTTCTCTCGGTTATCCGGGCTTAATGCCCGTACGGGCAGTTTACTCTCCTGTCCTGAGAGACGCAAGAAATTTTTAACACTTTTTCGTGATTTTTGTCGCATTCTTTATAAAGGCGGGTTCCGGGGGCGCCCGCACTCTGCAGCATTTGGGGTGTTTACCCCAATCCGGGAAGCGCCGGGGTAGCCGTTTTTATCACGTTATCCATTGATATAGCAGCATTATTCTCCGAAATGTACCCGAATTACCTTAACCCGAAGTGGTTTCTGATCTTATAGATTTATATACGATCCTATTTTCTGCAATTTTTCCTTATTTTTTTGCATATTTCCCCCTTTATATCCCCTTTATTTATACTCTTTTATTATTTGGGTATTCGGGTAGTTGGGGTATAAAGGTTATATATCAAAGAGTTAAGAAAAAACAAAATTACCCCAAAAGTACAAATTACCCAAAGTGCTTTTTTGCGTTTTCTGCAAAAAATCGGCGCGTTTCTGCAGAAAACCATTCGGAGAGTTGCAGAAAACCTGCATATTTCTGTGGAAAATGAAAAACATGCGGATTTCTGCTGATTTTCTGCTGAAACGCGCCTGCAGGCCTGCAGATTTTGGATCTCAGCGTCTGCGGCACTCTGCAGAAAACACAGAAAAACGGCAAAAATTGCAGAGATCACATTTTGCCTGCAGATTTCAAATCCGCATTGCACCGAGGGCGTTCTTTGGTTTACAATCGCCTCCGCGGGCCGGGAAGCCCGCAAGGAGAAAATCACTATGGAAAAGTCTGTCATGCCTTATGGGGCATCTTTGCAGGAGTGGGGCTATATCGACGCCCTCGGCGCTGACTGCCGCTACATCGTGCCCATCGTCTCAAATCCTGATTTACCTGGTGTCGGCTCCCTGCTCCGCGTACAGAAGACACGCGGCAAAATACCGAGCGTCAAGGACGCCTTCGGGCGTGCCGTCTGCCTGTCAAAATGGCAGACGCGCGATACTACCGGAGCCGAGATAAAGTACTGGGCAGGAGATCCGGATTTTGGCTACGGCTTCCGCACCGGCCACGGCGGCTACATCGCAATTGACTGCGATATAGACGATCCTGAGATCTGCTCTGCAGTCCTCGAGCAGCTAGCCGCCGTGCTCGATGCCAACTGGCGTGAAATGCCCGTCCGCGCGCATGGCAGGGACGCGCGATGGGCTACGATCGTCAGGATTGAGGGTCTTGACACCCTGCCTAAGCACGTGCTCAAATGGACGGATGACAGCGGCAATAAGATCGAATTCCTCGGCACCGGACAGCAGCTCGCATGCGCCGGGCGCCATCCTTCCGGCGCGCACTACACATGGTCATGCCCGCCATTCCCGGCGCGTGTCATGACGCAGGCGCAATTCCGCGAGTTTATACAGGCCATACGCGACGCTTTCCCGATCCAGGTGAGCAGGGATACCGCGGATCCTATCCGCGTAAAAGGCAAGACATTTTTAAGCATAGACCGCATGGCGGACTGGCTCCGCGAGACGGGGCGCGTTATCGACACCGGTCCCGAAGGACAGCTGTATATAGACTGCCCCTGGGAGGACGCGCACACTATGGACGGCGGCCCCGGCGAGACCTGCTATTTCCCCGTCGGCTCAAACGGCTATTTGGGCGGCGGCTTCAAGTGCCTGCATTCTCACTGTTCTGAGAAGACTACCGCGGATTTTTATGAATGGGCGCGCTCTCAGGGCTTTGAGCAGACAAAGACCGAGGAGTACCCAGACGAGACCGAAAGCGCGAAGGCGTCAGAGAGCCTCAAGCAGGCGCCCGCTCCGGTATCAGAGCAGGGGAAAGCCGGAGGGGATAAGGACGGCAAAGGCGGTCTCCTCACTATGGCGGAGTTTCTCGACATTATCCGCGAGGATCCCGCCTTGTCAGGCGTACAGCTGAATGACTTCTGCGGGCAGATCGAGTTTACAAAGCCGGTGCCCTGGAACAAGCTGGATCCCAAAGAACTGCCGGCGTCAGGGCGCTACTTCATCAAAGACGCGGACTACACGTATTTCCGGTGTTACATCGAAGAAAACTACGGCCTCAAGATCCGCATTAATGACTATCCGAAAGCTTTTGAGGCTTTAGCTCAGGAGCAGAGATATCACCCCATAAAGCAGTACCTCGACGGCCTGCCGGGGTGGGACGGCGTGAAGCGCGTCGATACGCTGCTGCATGACTACCTTAACGCCGATGATAACGCATATACGCACGAGGTTATGCGGAAAACGCTCTGCGCCGCATATATGCGCATCTATCATGCCGGCATAAAGTACGACACCATGCCGGTACTCAATGGGCCGCAGGGCATCGGCAAGTCGACGCTTCTTGCGAAACTGGGCGGAGAGTGGTTCAACGACAACGTCTCGCTCCTCGGCATCCGCGACAAGACCGCCGTCGAAGGCCTGCAGCAGGGCTGGATTATAGAGCTGTCTGAGGTGGACGGCGGCATCAGGCGGTCAGATATAGAGGCGGTGAAGGCTTTTATTTCCCGCACTGATGACCGCTATCGCCCCGCTTACGGGCGCGCGCTTGAGAGCCATCCGCGACAGTGCGTCTTTTTCGGTACTGCCAACGCGGAGAGCGGCTACCTGTCAGACCCGACCGGGAACCGGCGTTTTCTGAATATTCCCTGCCGGGCGGGCGCCGAGAAGCACCCTTGGGATCTGACTGACGAAGAGGTGAGGCAGATCTGGGCAGAGGTCAGGCGGTATGTCCAGGACGGTGAGGATCTCCTGCTCTCTCCGGAGGCTCAGAAGACCGCAAAGAGAGAGCAGGACATGGCTCTTGAGACTGACGAGACCGAGGGCGTTATTGTCGAATTCGCGAAGAGAAACGTGCCGGACAACTGGGATAACCTGAGCATGGACGACAGGCGCGCGTGGCTCGCAAATCCCATTGCTGTCGGCATGGCGCCTCGCCCCTGGATCTGCACGCTTGAGGTGTGGTGCGATTGCTACAACCAGCAGAGGCAGACCATGAAGCAGAGCGACAGCCGCAAAATCGGCGCCGCCCTGATCAAGTTGGGATGGCGCAAAGGCGCAGATACCGAGAAGCGCAAGTGCGGCCCTTACGGTATGCAGAGGGTATTTTTCAATCCCGATGTAAAACAGCCATAAAGCGTGATACAATACGGCTGTTTTCATACAGAGGGCAGGCAGAAGATGTGGGATCGTGTCGCGGAGTGGCTTAACTCCCATCCCCTTACATGGGGCGGGATCCTTGCCTTTCTGCTTGCCCTTATGCGCATGCGCGGCAGGCGCGCACCCTGGGTGTCAACCCTGTTTGAAGCCGTCACCTGCTCGCTGCTGTCTATCGGCATCTGCGGCGGCCTTTCCTCCCTTTTCCCCGCTATCACTCCTCAATCCTGCATCGGCGTCGGCTCCTTGATAGGCTATCTCGGCACTGATGTGCTCAAACGCTTTGTCCTCTCCTTCATCTCCTCCCGCACGGGCGTCAGCCCTGACACAAAGGACAGCGATAAATAAACGCTATCCAAATCACAAAATAATTTACAAAATCGCTTGCACTTTTCATTTCGCAATTGTATTATTCCCTCAGAAACTTACCGAGGGAACAACTATGAGCCATTCTATCTGTATTACCTACAATTACTGCCGGAAGGACAACACCGGCTGGTGGGTAACTGTCGAAGACCGCGGCACCGAGTGGACATTTGACTATTTGGAGGGAAGCCGCTCCGGCTTTTACGCCATCCCGAAGAGCGCAGGATGGCGCCGCCTGATGAAGGAATGCCGCCGCTACATGGACGGCACCGCCTGGATCATGAACTTTCATGAGAACAGGAGAGCGGCATGAATACGTACGAGCGCGACAGGGCTGAGGGCATGCTTCTGAGTCTTGACGACGCGGCGCGCCGCTCGGAGGATTACCGCCGCCGTGCGGTGTCCGCAGGCGTGAAGCCGCAGAAGGCAGCGGCAAGGGCAAAGGCCATGTATGGCCGGGCTTATGACCGCATGGTCAGGGATTTCAACCGAGGGGTGCACGCTGCGCCCCTTGGGGATAACGAGGAGCCGTTTTAATGCAGAAGATGACTAAATCCTGCTTTGATCGCATGGTATCAGAGCAGAAGGAGCTTGCGGAGAGGCTGTCGAAGCTGAACCGTTTTCTCGAGAAGAACTGGATGAGCGTCAGGAGCGACCCTGACACCTCAAACGTCGGATACGAGACCTACCGCTACTTCCAGCTTTTGAAGCGCCAGCGTGAGGCAATGGCTGACTACAACCAGATCCTGCTGACACGCATCGGATATGCAGTACAGCAGGGCATTGAGGACTGAACTAAGAGTTTTTTATGGATGACATACCTGAATTAACGCGTGTCGGCGTTTGGGTCAACCCTGACACCTGGGACGGTGACAGTATCCATCAGGTTTATACCGGGCTGAAAGGCGGGGCAGAACTCCATCGCTTTGTCAACAAAGGCGGCGTGCCTTACTCGGCTATTTACCTTAATGGCATCGAATGCTGCAACCACGAGAGGCGCAAGGAGGCCGGGCTTATTGATTACTGGCAGACTACCGCTTGGGAGTACTGGACTAAAAGAGCACGGTCAACGCATTAACTATCAACTAACCGAGGGAATATCTATGAACAAGATCCGTGAGAATTTGAACAGGTTTCTGACCTGCACCGCGTACCGCGGCGACAAGCCTGTCTGCACCTGGGCAAAGTGTGCCCGCGGGGATGGCACTCACTACTGGCAGACTGTCGAGCATGATGAACTCACCGGCCCCGAGATGGAGCCGGCAGATCTTGCCGAGTCTCTTGCCATCATTGAGGGCACTGGCTGTAGGCTTGACTTCAACAACCACTCTGCGGCGTGATGGCGGCGTTATGACGGTAGAAGAACGCGAGAGCGTGGAAGAACTGCGGGCGAGACGTGCTCAGGTGCAGAGGAAAATTGACCTCAACGAGCGCATGTTGGAGGGCAGATATGGTGAGTTTAGTCTGTCAGAGAAGTGCAGCATAGCGGGAGAGCTGCACCGCCTTTGGGGTTACCGCGATGACCTCGATGAACTGATTGCCAGGAAGGAAAAGACAGGAGATGTATCATGACCGCCATGTTTCAGCTTGATTATGTGCCCAATAGGATGTTTAACCTTTTCCTGAAACAGATCCGGGGGCACTCTCACGTGCGCATCAATCCCCTGCGCGAGGATGTCGCATTCGACTTCTATCGCATCCTCCCGGAGGCAGAGGAAGATTACTGGGTATGCCGGGCTGATTACTGCGGCTTTGATGTTGCTATGTGCCCGTACTGTCACGACGAGTGGTGCCAGTGCTCCTGCAAGGAGGCAAAAGCCGCAAAGGCCGCCCGGTATGACACAAAAGACGTTATCACATTTATGTATGCGGCTTTCCTTTCAGCGCTTTGCGATATTGCCTTTTCGGGGCGTGAATACGATATACCCGTCGCTATGGACTCGGCATACGCTATCGATGATGAGTCACTGCCTGATGAGGCTTATGCCGATGATGACGAGGTAATGCCTGATGACGCGCTGTCATTGCCGTATTGAATACCGCGGCAGGGCGTACGACAGCTGGCAGGCTCTGGCAGACGATTACGGCCTGTCGGTTTTCTGCGCCCGGAACCGCATAGACCGCGGTATACCGCTTGACCTGCCGAAGCAGAAAAACGGCGCCTGGGTGTTTAAGCCTGTCGAGTATGGCGGGCGCAAATATCCGTCTATGCACGCGCTTGCTGAGGCTTACGGGCTTGATGTGTGGGGCGCGCGATACCGCCTCACTCTCGGTGTGCCGCTTACAGTCAAAGGAGCCCCCTGGTGGCAGGAATTATGGAAGCTGATATGACAGGAAAAAATCAGAAGCCGGTAGAGTACGCCGGCGTGTTATATCCTTCAATGACGGCGCTTGCCGCGGCTTACGGCCTGCGGCGCGATACGTTGAATTTAAGGCTTAAAAAGCATATACCGCTTGACCTCCCGCGGTATGCAAAGAAAACGGCAAATTACCGCAGCATCGATTACCGGTGTGTTACCTATAAATCCCTGGGCGCCCTTGCAAAGGCTTTCGGGCTGAAAAAGCAGACCTGCGGCATGCGCCTGCTGAGACATATCCCGCTTGACCGGCCTTTGCGCAAAGGAGCGCTAAAGCCCTGTGAATATCAGGGCAGGAGGTATGAGAGCCTGAAAGACTTCGCGCGCGACAATGATATCAGGTACGAAGACGCGCATATCTGCATAGACGGGGTGAAGGGGAGATGGCTCGATGAAAAAGAATAGCCTGGCACCATGTCCGAAAATCTCGAACGACTGCAAAAACGAGCAGCTTGAACTGAACATGCTCCTGAAAATGTTCCGCGGCGTTCATCCTGTTTTGGTAATACCTGATGTTCACGGGCGCGAACTCGCTGAAAAGCTGAGAGGCGGCGGCGCGATGCCGCCTCACCAGCACTGGCTCTATACAGAGGAGGAGCCGCCGCAGAGTATGTTTTACGCGCTTCGCGGCGCGCTCTGCCTGATGCGCTATAACTTCTCGCTTGCCGGGCGCTTTCAGCTGTCGGCGGAGCAGGCCGGCGCGATAGCCGCCTGCACCTCATGCAAGGCTGCAAAGGCCGGCGGATGGCTGTCAGTGTTTTCCGCCTGGAGGCAGAAGACATGAAGGCGGCGGACTGTGGGCGGCTTGCGTGGGCGCTGTCGGCGTCATGCCTTACAGCTTCAAGAGCCGCGGCGGTGCGGTCGGGGCATTCCCTGATTTACGCGCCGGGCGCTCCGGTGTACGGCATGACGCCCGCTCCGGCTTTGCTGTATGAGGCGCGTTTATACGAGGAGGACTTGAAGCACTGGGCGCGCTACGAAGCCGCCTATATCCTCATGGCCGCAGATGCCAGGGCGCGCGATTGCCTGCGGAAGGCTGTAGCGGACGCGCGCGCCGCGGGCATGCCGCTTGAAAGGTATCAGCGCCCGCCTGTTACCGTGCCGGTGTCGTCTGGGATTGACGTGCTCACTGCCGTAACGCTCCATGCCGCGTATGCCGCGGGCGCTGATGTATGCCGGGCGTATTATTATAGTGCCGACGCGATATATACGCCCTGTACGCCGGGCTATGAGATGCTGAAAGAGTGGAGCCGCAAAATCTCAGCCGAGGCTGTAGAGCACGCCGCCGGGCAGGTGAGGCAGCAGTGCACAGACGGCAGGGCAAGGATCCTGCTGGCGGCGCGTGAGTGCACGCCGCGTTTTTTCGTCTTTGAGACAAAGACGGGCATTTACGAGCGTGAGATCCTGATAAACGCGTCCGATAAAAATATCGCTCCGGCCTGTTGAAATCCGGCACAAATTGTGCTATTCATGCTATAATCTATCTAACGAAATAACAGCCGGGGCGCATCATGATTACAAAGCCCAAAATCCCTGTAGATCTTGAAAAAGTCAAAGAATTAGCGGCTCATGGTCAGAGCCAGGGGCAGATAGCCATTAACCTCGGGATAAGCAGGTCAACGCTTCAAAACCGCAAGCGCGAAAATGAACAATTTGACCAGGCCATAAAAGAGGGCAAGGCTATAGCCCTGCAGAAGGTTGAAAACGTGCTGTTCGAGATGGCTACATCAGGCGAGAACACCGCCGCGACGATTTTCTACCTCAAGACGCACGGCGACGGCGAGTGGTCAGAGAAGCAGCAGATTGATGTAACTTCATCCTCGCCTATCCAGGTGCAGATCATAAACGATCTTAAGGAGTAGCGGCGTCAGATGGCAGTCAGGCAGGTCAGGCTCTCAGACATTGTAGGCGGCGGGTACAAGGACTTTTGGAATACCGCATGCCGTTACCGCGTCGTCAAAGGCTCAAGAGCCTCCAAAAAGTCTACTACTGCCGCCTTGTGGTTTATCGTCAACCTGATGGCACAGCCGCAGGCCAATCTGCTGGTAGTGCGCCGCTATGGGCGTACGCTTAAGGACTCCTGTTTTGCTCAGCTGAGGTGGGCTATAGACCGCCTCGGCGTAAGCCAGTTTTGGAAGGCTACAACCAATCCGCTTGAACTGACTTATACGCCGACAGGGCAGAAGATCCTGTTCCGCGGGCTCGACGACGGACTGAAAGTTACTTCCATAACAGTAGCAAAGGGGTTTTTGTGCTGGGTATGGATAGACGAGGCTTATGAGATCCGTGAGCCTGACTTTAACAAGCTTGATATGTCTATCCGCGGCAAATTGCCGAAGGGGCTTAACCATCAGCTGACTCTGACCTTTAACCCGTGGTCAGAACGCTCATGGCTTAAAACACGTTTCTTTGATACGCCCAATCCGCACGTTTTCGCGGCTACTACAACCTACAGGTGCAATGAATGGCTCTCGGATGAGGATAAGGCCATCTTTGCGGATATGGAGGCTCATTACCCTCGCCGTTTTGCCATCGAGGGCAACGGCGAGTGGGGCATATCCGAGGGACTGATTTTTGACCGCGTGAAGGAGCAGGATTTTGACGCTAAGGAACTTATCCGCCAGCGCCTGCCTGCCGTCTACGGCATGGATTTCGGCTTTACGGATCCTACGGCCTTTGTCGGCGCCCTGGTAGACGCGAAGGCCATGAAGCTGTACATCTTCGTGGAGTGGTCAGGCACCGGAGTTACCAATGCCGAGATCTGCGCGGGCATAAAGGATTTGGGCATTATCCATGAGCGCATTTACTGCGACTCTGCGGAGCCTAAGAGCATAGCGGAGCTGCGGCGCCTCGGCCTGAACACGGTGTCAGTCACGAAGGGCGCCGACAGCGTGCGCTATGGCATTCAGAAGCTGCAGGGTTTTGAGATTATCGTGTCTCCGGCCTGCCAGGGCTTTCTCCACGCGGTGCAGAACTACACCTGGAAAAAGGACAAGAACGGACAGCCTACAGACGTGCCGGAGCATGACTTCTCGCATTTCCCGGACGCGCTCCGCTATGCGGTGTCAGATTTCCGTATGGGCGGCTTCCGCATTGACGCAAGCAACAAGAGGTATTTAGGATTATGACGGCAGAAAAGACTGAAAAATCACGCCTCTATATATCCCCGTCAAACGCGGAGGATATCGCGTCAAACCTGATGATGCCGCAGAGGACTTTCAGGGCGTTTGACAGCATCGATAAGGTCAGGCGCGCTTTTGCGCTCCCGGTGACCATGGGCGCACCGAAGGATGAGCGCGAGGCGCTTGATATGGCCTTTGACTCCGCAGGCGGCTACAGCACTATATATGAGAGCCTCCAGCAGCACGCCGGGGATATGGGGCAGTATCCTATAACCAGTTTTATCGGCTATGGGGCGCTCCAGCAGATTGCCCAGAACGGCATGATCCGGGCGTGCATACAGACTGTAGCTGACGATATCACACGCGAGTGGATTACCGTCAAGGGTGGCGATGATACGGATCCGGAGGATGTGCAGCATCTTGAGGATCTCCTGAATCAGAAGTATCACCTGAAAGATTTGTTCCATTCCGCGGCGGCTACAATGGGCTACATGGGCGGCGCCTTTATCTTTATCGACACGGGCGCCGAGGGTGAGGATCTGGCACTGCCGCTCCGCATCTCGTCTCTTTCAGCCGAGATGTCCGAGGGCATGGCGCTTCGTTTTACTCTTGTAGATCCGGTCAATGTTTCCCCCGGAGATTACAACGCCTCGAATCCGCTCAGACCTGACTACATGCGGCCAAAATGCTGGTGGGTGCTCGGGCAGAAGGTGCACGCGTCGCGCATGATTTCGGTTTTTGACAATCCGCCGCCGCTTCTTTTAAGGCCGTCCTATAATTTCCTGGGCATCCCGCAGGCGCAAATTCTCTGGGATTATGTCCTGCACTGGAACGAGTGCCGCATCTATACTGCTGATTTGCTCAAGAAAATCAGTCTTCTTGTTATGCAGACCGATACACAGGCCATCTTCGGCACGCCCGGCGGCGTACAGTCTTTCGATATCCGTATGCAGGCTCTGCAGAGATACCGCGACAATAACAGCGTCTTTGTCTGCGATAAGCAGGACGAGCAGGTATCCAACGTACAGACTTCGACGGCGGGATGCACTGATATCGTCAGGCAGTCTCTTGAGATGATAGCGGCTATCAATAGAACCCCCGCGGTGAAACTCCTGGGAATAAGTCCTTCCGGCTTCAACGCGACCGGTGAGAGCGACCTTAAGAATTACTATGACCACATCAGGACAAAGCAGGAGATCCTGCGCCCGGCTGTCGAGGAGTGCCTGAAAGCTATAGAGATAGCCGAGGCCGGCACGATAGATCCGTCTATCACTTTTGAGTTTAAGCAGCTCGGCACCGACAACGACAGCGCGCGCGCGATGAACGCGCAGACGCGCATCAACACGCTGGGCGCCGCTCTTGACCGTCAGGTCATAAGTCCGGAGGAGATGCGCGCCGCCGTCAAGGCGGATCCCGATATGGGACTTGATTTTATCGATGACGAGATGCCCGACATGGGCGATCCGCAGCAGATGCAGACTGACGAGCCTGACGCCTCCGGCCTTGCCGACATGATGTCAAGTCAGGCAGAGGAGCAGGAAAAGGCCGAGGCTGATGCAAAGGCCAAAGCCGCTCCGGGGCACGAGGACGGTATGAAGCAGGCGATGGCGGAAAAGGCCGAGGCGCCGGAGGCTGAGGCATGAGAAAGAAGCCGAGAACCGCAAGGGCTGTAGCCGCGAACCTGGGCGTGCAGAAGGAGTACGCCCGGAGGCTCCGGAACGCCCTGCGCATGCTTCTCCGCGACGCCCTCAAAGATCTGCATCAGGAACTCGGCATGGCGCATGACGCCGCCGGGGGCTTTGAGCCGTCTCCGTCCGATATCACGCGGCGCTTCGCGGCTGATATGGCGCGATGGATGGTAAAGGCCGGGCAGGTTGCCAAAGCGATATCCCGCTGGTTCTGCGCCGCCATGTACCGCACGACAACGCATGCGCAGAAGCAGGCGCTGAAAGCCGCGGGCGTGAGCGAGAAGAGCATAGACGCGCATTGGGGCATTCCGGTGCTAAAGCGCCAGTATATCAGCCCGACGGCGGCTAAAAACCTGCAGAAGCACATCGAGGACAACACGAAGCTGATTACCAAAATGGCGGCTCAGGATCTCGCGCGTCTGCAGGGGCTTATGGAGGAGACACGCGGGAAACACGTGAATTTCTCTGACATAGAAGATCTGTTAAAATCGTCTCAGGGCTTTGACGAGGAGCGCGCGAAGCGTGTCGCTCTGGATCAGACCAACAAGCTGAACCAGGAAATCCAGCGCGACAACGCGCGTGACCTCGGCATTACGAAGTGCATCTGGATGCACGTGCCGGGGCAGTACACGCAGAGAAAGACGCACAAGGCCTTTGACGGAAAGACATTTGATACTAAAATAGGCTTGTACGACTCGGATGTCGGCAAAAACGTACTGCCGGGCGAGCTGCCGTATTGCAGGTGCCAGGCGCGTATGGTTCTGCCGGAGGAGCTTTTCAATGACTGAGACTTTAGCAATTGATGCCGAGTCCAAAAGGACTTATGACGAGAACGGCTTCCTGCATGTTTCCATCTCCCCTCTGACGCGCGTACAGGTAGCGCCGTACCGCGGATGCGAGATCCCCGGCTGGCAGGAACTCGGGCTGGAGCCTGAAAGGATTTATAAAGGCTACAGGCCGGCGTCCGAACTCTCGAAGCCCGAGACTATTGAGAGCGTGAACGGCATCCCAATCCAACTGGCGCACCATATGGATTACGCGGACAATCCCGCGAAAAACACGCGCGTCGGGTCTACAGGAACCGATGGCGCGTTTCATCCCCCGTTTTTAACAAATTCCCTGCATATCCAGGACAAGAACGCAATCGACAGGATCAATGACGGCTCGATGCGCGAGTTAAGCCTGGCATATCGCTATAAACCTGTTTTTACGCCGGGCGAGACGCCTGACGGTGAAAAGTATGACTTCATCATGACCGATATCTCAGCCAATCATCTCGCTTTGGTTGACGAGGGGCGGGCAGGGCATGAAGTTTTGGTGTATGACTCAAAAGGAGGCAATATGGCCGATGTTGAGAAGACTCTGCCCGCGTCAGATGATGATGCAGTGGAGAAGAAGGAAGTAGCGCTTGCGCAGCAGGTCAAGCAGGGCGCTCAGAAGCTTATTGACCTGCACACATCGCCCGCGGAGCAGGAGCCGCACTCCGAGGCTGCAGGCGATGATGACAAGGACGCGGAGATTACCTCCATCCTCGAAGACCTGCAGAAGGCTGGCGCTGACCTCTCGAAGGTGCCCGGACTGGCTGACAGGCTCAAGGGGCTGGCAGCCGCCGCAGCTGATGAGGACGAGGATCTTGATGCTCCTGCCGCCCCCGCTGAGGATGAGGACGAGCCGGCAGTTGAGGATCCTGACGCCGCTCCGGCTGAGGATGAGGACGAGGATGAGTCCGCAGAGGACGAGGACGAGGACGAGGACGAGGATGAGCCTGTCGCTGAGACCGACGAGGGCGACATGGTAGCCGACGGCCTTAAGGCCTGCGGGCTTGACGGAGAGGATCCCGAGGTGCAGAAGGCTTTTGCCGCCGGGCTTAAGTACGCTAAGGGCGGCGCAAAGCCTGCCGGGAAGCCTGTCGCGGCGCAGGATCGCGCGCTGAGAAAGATTGTGTCTATCGTCTCCGGAAGGCTTAATGCCAAGCTGAACGCCGCTGAGGAGTGCAGGAAGACTCTCGGACGCGTGAAGCTTGCCGCCTTTGACTCCGCTGGTGACATCTACCGTGCGGCTCTCAGGCAGGAGGGCTTCAAGACTAAGGGGCTTTCCAACAGCGAGGCTATGAAGGTTTACCGTGCTGTTATTGCTACTAAGGCAGGCAGGCGCGGAGCCGCGATGGATCGCAAGATGCAGAGCGGCAAGCCCTCTTTCCTGGGCGAGATCCTTAACTCTATCAACAAGGAGTAACTATGAGCGGATTTCAGAAGAGCGTAAAGCTTTATCCTGCTGTAGGCGTACCGGGGCAGGAGGTAAATCCCGGTCAGGCCATCTATACCGCTGAGAACTACATCAGCGACGGCACTCTTGCCGCCGGCGGCTTTGCTTTCGCAAAGGCGTCTGACGGCGATGTCAAGACCGCATCGGCTACCGGCACCGGCAAGCCGCTCGGCTTTGTTGAGCGCAACGGTATAAGCGTTATCACCAATCCCCTGACCGAGGCGACCAATGTGTATGTCTCCGGGATTAGCGCGCCTATCGCGCTCCGCGGGCAGTTTTACGCGCTCGCGACCGGTCCGGTCACCGAGGGGCAGTCAGTGCTCTGCAATCCTGCCACCGGCGCAGTCACCTACGGCAATGCCGGAGCCGACAACGACACCGGCTGGGTAGTCATTCTCCCTGCAGGCCTTGCGTCTGCGGCTGAGGGTGACGTGGTTATCTATCAGCGTATCGGCGCTTAAAGGAGGTGCCCTATGGATCTTGATTTTGAGTTAGCGAAGCAGAAGGGTATTTCCAGCCCCTATGCTGTCGGCTTCATGCCTTACAGCGTAAAGGACGGCAGGATTACCGTTGACTATGCCGCCGCATCCCGCCAGCTTGCGATGGACTCTGCAGCTTCTACCGCTCCGAACATCGGCGCGCCCGCCGCTCTGTACACCTACATTGATCCCCGTATCGTGCAGGTGCTCTTCGGCGTTACCAACGCGTCTAAGTTTTTCGCGCCTAACAAGGTAGGAAGCTGGGAGTGGGATTTCGCGACTTTTGAGGTTGAGGAGATTGAGGGCAATGTTTCACCGTATAATGACTATGCGGACGGCGTGACCTCAGATGTCAACTACAACTTCCCGAGCCGCCAGATCTACCGCTACCAGACCACTATTAAGTATGGCGATCTCGAGAGCGACAAGGCATCCGCGGCTAAGATCCCTCTCGTCTCCAGGAAGCAGTTCGCGGCCGCCGAGATCATCGCGCGCGCTGAGAACAAATTCCAGATGTACGGCGTCAAGGGTATTCAGTCCTATGGCATGCTGAACGATCCTAACCTGCCTGCATCTATCGCGCCTATCTCTACTGGCGGAAAGAGCACCTGGGCGGATAAGGTAGCCGCGTCTCCTGCTGAGGCCGCCAATATCGTCTACAACGATATCAGCAAGCTTTGGAGCGCACTCACCGCGAACAACGCCGGCCACCTTGAGACCAACGCGCCGATTGTCCTCGGTGTTTCGAATAAGATGATTTCTTATCTGACTATTCCTAACCAGTACGGAAAGACCGCGAAGGTGCTCCTGACCGAGAACTTCCCGAACCTCGAGATCGTTCAGGTTCCGGAGCTCTCCACCACCTCCGGCGAGATGCTCTACATGACCGTCAGGGATCTTTATGGCGATGAGACCGGATGGACTGCCTTTGCTGAGAAATTCCGCATGGGCAGGCTCATTCCGGAACTCTCCAGTTATAAGCAGAAGGCAAGCGCTGCCACTTGGGGATGCGTAATCCGCAGGCCGAGCCTTGTAGCCACCATGCTCGGTATCTAACTGAGAGCATCATCACACATCAGGGCGGCATCACGCCGCCCTTTTAGTGTAAAATCTAATCAACACCTTCTATATATATAGGAGCCTATCATGGCCGCAAGAAAGAAAGATACTACCGCCGAGATTATCACCGAGACCGCCGAGGAGCAGCCTGTCAAGACTGCCTCCGCAGGCTCTGACATGACCTTTGTCGCGTGCGCCCTGCCGCTCGGCATCGTCTATGACGATGTTGACAACGGCGCCGGCGGCTTCAAGACCGTAACCCTTCCCGGCGTCAATCACGCGCTCGCGGGCGAGAAGACCGGCATCCTGCTCGGAAAGGGGAATGCCGTTTTAGTCTCACTCGCCAAGAAGGACTGGGAGGACATCAAAAAGAAACATGGCCGCGAGCGCTATTTCACGAACATTCCCGCTCAGCTTTTTGAGGTTGAGGGCGGCGAGAGTGAGTTTAAGAGCCGCAGGGATGAGATCTCCGAGATTGACAACGGTGTCAACCCGGTAGATCCGAAGAGCACCGGCACCGAGGCGGCAGTATCTAAAGACTAAAATCCAGGAGGCGGCAATGGCTGATGTTGTGCTTGATATCGTGGATTTCCGCGAGCGCTTCCCGCAGTTTGATGATGAGACAAAGATCACAGACGCGGAGATAATGAACAACTGGTACGCCGTCGCGGCGCTCTGCGGCACTACCGACGCCGAGAGCGTCTTCCCGTATATGCCCAAAGCCGAGCCGCCTGTCTACACGCGCAAAATCGCGCTCTATTTCGCGCTTTGCCATCTTCTGACCATTCAGGGCTGGGGAGCGGGGCAGACAGGCCCGATAACCAACGCGTCTCAGGGCAGTGTTTCCACCGCCTTTCAGCTGATGCAGGGCAAGACGACTACCGAATCCTTCTGGCTGCAGACCTCATGCGGCGCGCGCTACTGGATGATGCTCAAACCTTATATCATGGGCGGCAGGGCGTATATATCCCGCAGCTTCCATCCCTGGGGGTAAATGCCATGAGCGCGCTGAAAGACTGGTTCAAAAGGTTTACAGACCGCTTCCGCACAAAGTCAAAGCCCGCGGAGGTGCTTGTAGGCATTACGGATCCGTCAGTAGCGCGCTATGCGGCTTATCAGGAATACGGCTGGGTACAGCAGGTAACGCCGAAGCAGCACGCGTGGCTCGGAGCGCATGCCGGATGGGACAAAGCCCCGAAGCCCGGCTCAGTCCTTGTGCTCGTGCCGCGCCCTTTCATGCACTCTACCTTCCTCGCGAAATTCAGACGCTGGGAACAGATAGTGCATAACGCGCCGCGCGTCATGGGCATAACCGACACCGAGAAGGTTTTAGCCCTTGTAGGCGCCGAGGCCGTCTCTGATATACAGATGACGATAAAGGCCGGAGGCAACGAAATAGAAACCTTTGAACAGCGCCATCCGCTCACGATGGCCATTTACGCGCAGAGGGCGCAGGGGCACCGTACGGACGGCGCCGGCGGTGTCTCCGTAAAGAAGCCGCTCACGCTTACAGGGCGCATGACCGGCGCAGTGCATTTTGAGATAGAGAGGAAATAAAAGTCTATGGATGCAGAAAAGGCTGAGGAGTTAGGCAGGGCGTTTTCCCTCGGATGCGCCTATGGGCATGGCGCGTCTATGGCGATGGATGACGCGCAGTGGATAACAGTGCACCCGAACGGCAAGGGCGCAAACGCAAACGGGGATCCTATAAAAGGCCGTCCGGTGCTGATTGACTCCGATACGGGTGAGATTTTAGGCGGTGCCGGCGGCAAATTCACCGGGCGGCATATATCCGCTATGCCAAAGGGCGGCAAGCATGAGCAGCCGGGCGCGCAGATGGTTATCAACAGGGCACGCCTCAAGAAGGAACATCCGGAGATGTTTGCGCCTAAGCAGAATAAATCAGCGGGATCTCGCTCCGATAAGAGGGGCAAAACATCCGCGGCGACACCAGCATCCTCCTACAAAGAAGCGGCTGAAAGAGTCAAGCAGATACAAGAACAGCAGAAAGATATCGACAGGCAAATCCATAGCCTTGTAAGTTCCGTCGACTGGTTCGGTGGTAACGACACACCGGAAGTAAAGCAGGCTCTCTCTCAGATAGCAAAATTACGCTCTGATTATGCCAAGCTGAATGATGATTTAGGTTCGGCTCTCAAGGAGAGAGCTGCACTGGAGAAGACTACTGATCATCCTAACTTTACCCACGCAACAACAGGCAGGAGCGAGAACGAGATAACAAGCTTAGCCTGGGAACGGGAACAGAAGCGCAGACATAGAAACTTCATGACAAACACATTTGGAGGCGCCTCATGACCATGCCTTCAAAAGCCCGCCGCCTCGGCGCCGCCTTCGGCCTCGGCATCGCATATGCGACAGGCATAACCGCCGCGATGGATGAGGCAAAATGGATCACGGTACATCCCAACGGTACCGGCGCGAACGCCAAAGGTGATCCGATTAAAGGGCGCCCGCTCCTGATAGACGGTGAGACGGGCACTATCCTCGGAGGCGCCGGCGGGAAGTTTAAGGGGAAAAAGCTGTCCGAGATGAAGTCAAAGCCTGCCGCAAAAGCGTCAGGCAGCGGCAGCCCCGCGGCCTCGCGCGCGAAGATTGACCTCTCACACCCCGACAAAATCGACAAAAAGAACATCATACAGAACCGGGACCGCTCGAACAGCGGCTCAATACAGCAGATTAACTCTATCGCTTCAAAACCTGACTATATGCGCATGGGGCCGTCTCATGACCTTGCCAACGGCGCGCCGGTTGTCGCTTACGGCTCTGTAGATGATAAGCACCTCGGCAATCCTGTAACAGTAGTGGACTCTGATGGCAATCGCTACAAGATGCAGTATGCCGTTGTCGAGGCGTCTGACGTACTCACGTCAAACGACGCCCAGGGCAATCGCAATCCCGAATATGAGTCAGACGACGCCTCAAGGATGCGCGCCGTCGCGGGCAACGGGCGCATGGCAGGCATAACCGAGGGATATAACCGCGGGACGGCTGACGAGTACAGGCAGGAGATGATAGACGACGCGGCGGCATCGGGTATAGATCCCGAAACCGTAAAGGGCATGGAAAATCCTGTCCTTGTGCGCGTCATGCAGGCGTCTGATGTAACGCCTGATATCGGAGACCGCACTAACAAGCAGGGCGGCCTCAGCATGACAGCTGTAGAGCAGGCAAAGAACGACAGGCAGCGCATAAACCTGAAAGACATAGAGACTTATGACGACGGCACGCCGACAATCGGGAGCCTCAAGCAGTGGATAGCCGAGCAGCCTGTAGCGGAAAGAGGCCAGATGCTCGGCAAGAACGGTGAGCCGACAAAGCAGGCTATGGAGCGCTTCCAGGCGGCTATCTTCTCAAAGGCATATGATAATGACTACCTGACCGAAATGTACGGACAGGCGCTGGATCCGCAGTGCAAGACCATCATCAACGGACTCGAGAAGGCGGCGCCGAAGATGGTAAACCTCGGAGACGCGCCCGACGGCTATGATATCCGGGATATCATCGGCATGGCTACAGAAAAGGTAGTACAGGCAAAACGCACCGGCATGAGCCTTGAGGATGTGTCGGGGCAGATGGACATGTTCAACTCCGACGAGAAAGATGACCTCGCGCGCGCTATCGTCAAAATGTACGCGAAAAACATGAGGAGCGGCTCTGCGATAGGCGACAAGCTTTCAGCCCTTGCCGAGGCCATGTATGCGGAAGGGCAGCGCACTGATGACATATTCGGTGCTGTTGAGCACGTGCCGCCGAAAGAGATTTTCAGGCAGGTGCTGGGAGAGGACAGGAAGCCCGGCAAGATGTCCGCTCAGATGTCCGCATTCTGGCATAAGCGCGGCGGCGCTTTCCTTGATGCGTTTTTTGCAGGCCGCGGGTGTAAGACGTTTTTCAGCGCTCTGCGGAAGGAGTACAGCATATGCCGCTGAATTTGCATAACATCGTAAGAGGCGCCATCAACATCGTCAATCCTGATGAAGATGTGTGGCTCATACAGAACATCAGCCAGACTAACGTCAAAGGCCGCATAACCGCGGTTTATGCCGAGCCGGAGAAGGTGCGCGCCCAGGTGCAGACGCTTTCCGGCGATGACCTGACGGTCGTAAATGACACTCAGCGCACAGAGAGAGATCGCAAGTTTTATCTGTATGCAGAGACAAAGACGGGAAACGCGCCGTCGGGCATCATCAGGCCGCTCGGAAAATCAGGTGATTTTATGCGCCGCAATGACGGCACATATTGGAAAGTGTATAATGTATCAGAAGATTATACCACTGACGGCTGGGTGCTTGTTTTGGCGTCTCAGCAGGTTGACGTGCCGGAGCAGGTTAAATCCCTGATGGAGGAGATTGATGATTGATGTCCTTGCCATCACTTATGACTTTGTGAAGTCTTTCGCGAAAGGCTTTGACATGCCTGCCTATCCCGATGACCATATCGTGCAGGGCTTCCAGAATATGGCAACCCTGCCGGAAGGCACTCACGAGTTCTGCACTATCACGCTCCTGAATTCAATCAAACACGGCACCGGCTGGCACTACTGGACTAATGTGCACAAATCAGATCCGGAACCGTTTGAGCAGCATATCAAGGCCGTTATAGAGTACATTATCCAGGTAGACATGTGCTCCGCCGAGCCTTTTACTCAGCCGCAGGTGACCCTTGAGCGCGCGCAGGCCTTACAGCTGGCGGCGGGCTCCAACATCGGCACCGAGTTTTATGAGCATGAGAGCGGCGGGGATCTTACCTGCCTTTATGCTGAGGATGTGCAGAATTTATCAGGCTTCGATGAGACAAAGACCTATACAAGCCGCTATATGCTCCGCATCCATCTCGGCATCAAGGCTCATGCGGCTTATGAGTCCGATTATTTCACAAAGATAGCTGTCAGGCCGATGGCTGTAGACGGCTCTAATTTAGGTACGCCGGGCACAATCCTGACCGGCGATGTAGATGTAGTAACCCAAAACCTCAAAAAGGAGGATTAAGATATGGCAATCCCTGCCAGTGAGTTAGTACGGGTACAGCCGCGTGTCCTCGCGGGCACAGGTCAGGATTTGGCCTTCAACGGGCTTTTTCTTGACACCAACGCTGTTATCCCGACAAACACGCTTGTAACTTTCCGTGACGCATCATCCGTCTCTGACTACTTCGGCGCTTCTTCTGCCGAGTACAGGGCGGCGCGTGTGTATTTCAACGGCTATAACAACTCATTCATCAAGCCTACTGCACTGTATTTTTGGAGAGCCAACACTACGAGTGTTCCCGCATTTATCCGCGGCAGGGCTTACAGGGCGTCGGAGACCGCCTCGATGCTTTCTGCCATCCAGGGCGCGAACGGCGGCTCTCTGACCGTTTCCTACGGCGCAAAGACCGCGGCTGTAGAGGAGGTTGCGACAGCTGACATTTCCTCCCCCTCCGCCGCCGCGGAATATGTTACTACGGCTCTTTCAAAGAGCGACGTGCCTGCGTCATGCAGATGGGATGCGGCTCTTTCCTGCTTCTTCCTGACCGCTCCGGCGGCAGACCTTGCGGCAGGCCTGTCAATCTCCATTACCGGATCGCTTGCGACCGCTATGGGGCTTGACTCCGCGTCCGCCGCCGCTTCATCCCTCTCCGCTCTGGGAGAGACCTATACCGCTGTCCTCAATCACGTGACCGAGAGCACGCAGAACTTTGTGACTTTCTCGACCATCGATGAGGTTTCGAAGGATGACGCGGTGCTTCTGGCAGAGTGGAGCAACGCGCAGTATAACGAGAGCAACCAGTTTTTATACGTGTGGTGGAGCACTGACGGCGCCCTTAAGACCGAAGACGCATCAGGTACTGCCGCCGCCGTATTTAAAGAAGCGGAGTATATCGGCACTGCAGGCGTATATGGCGCTGTAGAATATGCCGCCTTCCTTATGGGCGCTATCGCGTCTATCGACTGGGACAGGACTAACGGAGCTATTACCCTGGCTTACAAGGCTCAGAGCGGGCTTGCGGCTAATGTCGCGGTAAAGGCCGAGGCCGCTAACCTGACCAACAACGGCGTTAACTTCATGGGTGATTACGCGTCAAGGAACGACGCCTTCATCCTCTTTCAGCCGGGGCAGACTTTTGGCGCGTGGAAGTGGGTTGACGCGTATATCAACAGCTGCTGGCTGAACAACGCCCTGCAGGTTCAGATCCTTGCGGGTATGGAGATGGCAGGCCGCGTGCCTTACAACACTGTCGGCTACTCACGTATCCGCGCCTGGTGCGCTGACGTTATCGACCGCGCCCTTAACAATGGCGTAATCGACAGAAACGTCAACATCTCGCAGACGCAGATTAACGAGTTAATCAACGAGGCCGGAGAGGATATCAGCACCGAACTTTACAGCAACGGCTATGTGCTGCAGATCCTTGACGCCGACGCGACCATCAGGCAGAGCAGGACTTCACCTTCCTGCAACTTCTGGTACACCTATGCCGGAAGCGTCCACAAGATCAACCTGCCGTCTACCGCAGTGGTTTAAGGAGGATTAAAAATGACTCAGGCTTTAGGAAATATCACCTCCGCAAACGCCGTGCTGGTGCTCGGCGTTGAGGAGCTTTATCCGGTAGGCGTACAGCTGACCAACTTCGCGACGGATCAGATGCTCTCCTCGGACGACATGGAAATCGCTCAGGCGCGCATGGGCGTGGACGGCGGCCTTGCCGCCGGCTACGTGCCCAATCCTTTCTCGCTCACTATCACTCTTGAGGCGTCGTCTCCTTCCCTGACCGTCATGCAGTCTCTGCTGATGGCCATGAAGACCAATAAGACGACTTATAAGTGCTCGGTAACACTTACCATCCCGAGCATTAAGCAGGTGCATTTTTGGAGAAACGGCGTGCTGACCAACGGCAACCCCGTAACCGCCCCTAAAAAGACACTTGATCCTACCAGTTGGAAATTTGTTTTTCAGGATTACTACACTGCAGGCTTTAACGCCGGAGTTTAACGCATGAGAAAAGAAGTTACTGTAACACTCAATGACCGCGGCAATGACCTGACTTTCAGGATTAAGGAAATGCCCGCGACAAAGGCTGAGCGCTGGATCATAAAGCTTGCCGGGGCGCTCAGCGCTACCGGCGTTTTTAGCGCCGATGTAGCCGACGGCATTGACGCGCAGAAGGCTATAGCGGACTTTCTGCTTAGTGGCGGCCTCAGCAAACTCGGCGCTGTTACCAAAGACTATGACGAGGTCATTCAGCCGCTGATTGACGAGCTCTATACCTGTGTTGAGCAGAAGGTAGGGAACGCCTATTTCGCGCTGACGCCCGATGTAATTGACGCGAAAATCGAGGATGTGCGCACGCTTTTCAACCTGCAGAAGGAGATAGTGAAGCTGCACCTGGATTTTTTCGTACCTGGCGCGGCCTCGAGCTCTACAGCCCGCCAGCCCCGAGAGGGTTCAGAGCCGCAGCGACCGAAAATATATCCCCGCTCTTAAGCCCATTAATCATCAATCATTATGCGACTCTGGCGGAATTGCAGACGGTTTATGACTACGAGGATGTGTTTATGATGCTTGAGTGCATCCGGGTAGACAGCTATAACCAGTGGGCAATCAACAAGGTCGCGGAGAGAGAAGCGCAGCATGGCAGTATTTGTTGACAAGCTTTTAATCGCGCTGGGCATTGATCCGAGAGGCGCCGAACAGGGGCTGGATCGTGTCAATCACAGCGTGGATAGAACCGACGCGAGGCTTGACAGGTTAAAGCACAAAGCCGGCGGCGTCGCGAGAAGTATTGCCATGCAGGTAG